ATGTCCAGACTCAGAGTCAACATAGTAGACTCGGGTTTGAGCACCAACAATCTCGTATCCAGGCATTCCGTTGTCCTGAACAGCAAGAGCATATCCAGTAGAACCAATACCAATTCTGAAAGGACCAGAGTTATAGGTAAGGATATCACCCTTACTTACCAGAACAGCAGAGCTGTCTCCAGCAGCAAGTGTTTCCCAATAAGTACCGAGACCAGCGGTAGGAGTAACACCTTGGAAAGAGTTACCAACAGAAACATAAGAGTTGGAACCGTATCTTACGACATGGCCAGGATGGTATGCGTAAGTTGTAGAGAAGTTTCCAACAAAATTGAAACCTTTAACAAGAAGATCCCAAACAGAGTTACCAATACCAACACCCTGCGTATTACCAGCAGAAAGTGGAGCAATATTGGTAGTAATTCCTAATTTGTGACGGAAAATGTCACCACCGTACTGTACAAGTTGTCCTCTGTAGTATGTACCTGTGGTATAAGTGATAGCAGCACCTGCAATACCGTCAGCAAGCACCTGCCATTTCTTACCAGCAGTGTCAGTACCGATAGCAACGTTCTCTGGAGGAGAGAATCCTGCAAGAGAAGTAGTTAACGCAACATAGGATGAACCTTGATAGTTAACAACGTCACCTGTTTGATATTGACTGTTGATGCTCCATTCGCCTTCGGCTTTGAAACCTGCAACATATTCTGTGACTTTACTTAAGTCAATAAAGGTCCCTGCGGATGTGTGCGCCGTAGTAACTCTATACTGAACGTTACCGAATCTAACGACATCATTAATTTTGTAGTAAACACCCGATGTCCAATCGCCTTTCGAGGAGATTCCTTCGATATGCACATTCCACTTTGAGAGATCCGTAGCATAGAAATCTGCGGTACTCGCTGTAGAAGTGTGGTTGGCGACAGCAACGTAAGAGTTACCACCAAACTTGATGAGGTCATCAATCAGGTAGGATTTGGATGGCTGCCATTCGCCAGTCCAGTTGAATTTTACTCTTCCAAGTCTAAACTCAGCCATTGTCTCTCCTGGTAATTATTATTTGGGTCCGATAGAGTTGTAATCATAATCTGGTCCGTTGAACCTAATGACGAAAAAACCGTCATCATCTATGTAATAATATAAGTTTCTTCGATCGAAACGGATCTGTTGGTATTTATCATTCGGATCATCTAACGATTTTTTTACGGTAGCGATATCTCCACGGATGACTGATGTTTTACCAACACCAACATCATACGTTCCGTAGTCAATACCATCACCGAATTCTGGAATTGCGGTTCCATTTGTACGATAGAATTCACCTAATTCAGTAGAAGCAGCACTAACCTTTGAGAAATACAGCATATTTTCTGCATCTCTTCTCAGAGCATAAACGAAAAAACCAGAGGATTCTGCTGGTAAAAACTCACCAGAAATTGAATTACTTAGGGTTAATGCCATGTTTAACTTCCTCTATTATTGAAGATTTTCCAAAGTGATCCAGTCCAGATCAAACTTACTGATGCACCAGAAACATCTAAAATTAATGGAGATGTTTCTCTCACTAGATGACCATTCTCAAATTGGTGAACCGAAGTCAACGAAACTGGGTTAATACTCCAAAAGTTAGTGAAATCTTCTACCCATACCCAGTCACCAACCGCACGAGGGGTTGGCATCGCCAAAGAATATCCACCAGGAGCATCTTTTGAATCAACCGTATACTTTTGGTTTGTCGTCATAGAATAAGGACCATTGACGAAAGTCCATCTGGACTTCGCCAATTCAAAACCACCTGGAGTTACACCGTCGTGAACAACAGCAACGTTTTTGTCTGTATCAACAGTTACTTCTGCAAGGGCACCAGTGAAGTTAAAGTGTTCAGCTGTGGTTCCTTTTCTTAGTTGTACCTGTTTTGTCATGATTCAAATCTCATGAAACGGACTTTGCTTCTGTTTTATTTATACTTTTAAAAATAATTGAGTTAAATGATGACAACGAATGTACGACCTTCCTCGAATTGAACGAGTTCGACAATGGTTGGTGTGATCGATTCGATGGTAATATTTCCGATTCCCACATAAGTAGATCTTGCATATGCCTCGTCGAGAGATCCAATGCCGAACAGGGATCCTGTCGCATTGAATGGTGGGAATACGCGGCGGAACCCAACACCACCTCCAATTTTGAAGAGTCCAGAACCATCTGGAGATGGAGTGAAATCGACAAATGGATGGACAAGAGTCGTGGAAGAAAGTTGAAGTTTTCCTGAAGTGCCTGGATCTCTGTCGTCTCCATAGTATCCGAATACTTGGATTGGTTTGGTAATACCAACACCAGAAACTGTAGTAATTCCTGATGTGCCTGGATCTCTGTCGTCTCCGTAGTATCCAAATACTTGAATTGGTTTTTCGTCCGCATCTCCAAGAATCTTGAAGAGCATTGTTTCTTCGCCAGCACCCGAAGTAAACGATACGTCTGCGGAACCAGAAATCGTTGCAGTACCGCCAATAATAATTGCGGTGATTCTGTAAACGGTTGTAGATTCTCCAGTAAAGTTGAACAGACCAGAACCATCTGGAGCTGGAGTGTAATCGATCTGTGGATGTGTAAGTTCTCCAACAATCGAAATTGTTCCTGATGTGCCTGGATCCTTGTCGTCTCCGTAGTATCCAAATACTTGAATCTGTCTGTTTTCGGATTCTCCTCCAACGTTGACAAGAACTGCGAACGTGGAAATAACAGGTGTGATAGATTCCGCACCACTGGCGAAGGCGAAGAGAGAACCACCACCAACTTCGGAGAATGTATTTCTCTCTTCCGCAATACCAGAAACATGAAGTGTTCCAGATGCATCGTATTGACGTTGACGGAATGCGTCTGCGTCTCCAGATATTGTAAGTGTCGCTGTATTTTCTGGAGTCTGAGCGGAGTATGCCTCTGCAGCACCATAAGGACCAGATATGAACAGTGTACCTGCTCCAACTGGACGAACCAGAGTGCTTTCTGCAGCTCCACCGATTGTGTAGAGAGAACCAGAACCATCGAAAGAATTGGTTTTTCTGAAATCGAGAGTTCCAGAGAATGTACCAATACCAACTCCAACTGGGGCTTTGGTAATTTCTCGATAAAGAGTTTGGTCTTTCTCTGTAGAGATCGTGATCGAACCAGATGTGCCTGGATCTCTGTCGTCTCCATAGTATCCAAAGACACTGATTGGTCTGTTTGGTGCAGAACCAACGAAGTTGAAGAGAACAGGACCTGCAATAATTGGAGCAGGAATGAAACGTTCCTTCGCACCAAATTCAACACCATTAAGGTCACCAATTCCAGTGTCATCATCAATAACACCGTTGCCTTCAGTACCAATACCAAGAATGTAGATAGTACCATCAGTAAGAATTGGTGCGTTAGTACGACCGATTGCCTTACCATCGATGAAGATAGTACCAGATGCAGGATACCTAGGAATAAATCTGGAGGTAACAATGCCTGGACCTGTTCCGTCTTCGTTGAGGCCACCACCAGCAGATAATGTAAATCCAGTCTCGATACCGATATTTCTGTCGATACCGTAGTGTGGAGTGTAATCGATATCTGGGTGAACCAGTTCTCCAGACAATCTGAGAGTCGCTTTGTCTGCAACCTCGGCGTATGCTGCACGGAGTGGATCGACAGTTCCGTATGGAGTGAAGAGAGAAGTTCCTTCTGGAGGATTCGAGATGAGCTTCTCGGAACCAATACCAACCAGACTGATAGTACCAGATCCAACTTCTTCGAATCTGACTCTTTCGACCAGTTCTCCAGAGAAGGATGCAGTACCAATACCAACATCGACTTTGGTGAGAGTCTCTGTTCCAAAGCCACTTGTAAGAATTGTAACAGTTCCTTCTGGAGACTGCCAGACAACTGATTCGTCGCCAGATCCAGAAAGTGGCAGAAGAGGAACATCCGCACGTTCGAATATTGTGATAGATTCGGTAGCGCTGGAGATATCGAAGAGAACCGTACCCGAGCCTGGGAACGATGGAATCCACATCGTCTTGGCACGAGGCTCTGCATCGATAACACCAACTGCCGTACCAGAAGTAAGTGGGAATATTGGTGGCCTTTCAGAATCTTCGTTAAGCCAACCATAATCAAAGTAACCTCTATCAATGTTATCTTGATGGATAAATCCAGTATTAGATGGCCATTCATATTGGTCATATGGAGGTCCACCAACAACAGATCCTCCAAGTTCACCCCAATCTTCACTGACAACGTTGTAACTGAAGTTACCAACTTCATTAGTATTATCGAACGTTGGAAGTGTTGTACTTCCAACACTGACATCGAATCCACGACTAACGTTGAGGTTGCTGATTTCACCCCAAGTCTCGTTGCCCTGACCATAAAGAATAGAAGATTCGTTGTAAGAATCTGTCTGTCTTTCATCACTAGAACCAGTAATTCCGAAGAGACCAACAGTATCACCGACATCAATAATTCTAAGATAAGTCTGACCTTCCTCTCTACCCTGTCTAAGAGTGATAAGACCACTACCTTTAACGTGTGGAATGTACCTATTTTCAGAAGAACCAGTAAGGAATTTGGTAACGGCAGTGTCAGATGCCTTAGTGACAGACTCACTAATACCACCGATTGTAAAGAGACTACCAGAACCAATCTCGGTTGCTGGTGTAATGGACTCATTACCAGTACCACTAATGGTAAATTCACCCTCAAGACCGAATACTGTGTGTTGAGGAGCCTGACTGAACCAGTTGTAACCAAAGATATTGATTCCAGCCTTGTAGGTGGCAATACCAGTAATACCAGAAGATTCGTAGTCGTATGCTCTTGGAGCATCTGCAAAGTCGGATAGGAAGAATGTTCCGATACCGTTGTAAGAAGTTCTGGCGAATGCTTGATCGCCTTCTCCAACAATAGTAACCGCCCTGAAGCCAGGAATAATGTACTTGTAATCTTCTGCTCTGAAAGCAACTAGACGTACAAATCCATAATCTGCATCGTCTTGAGTTGGAGTTTGACTGATTGAACCATAATCAATAGGTTCAACAAATCCATCTCTTTCAAGAGGCGATCTCCAATGAGGAGTGAAGTCCTCGATGATCGTACCACTGATAGCAAAGAGATTTGTATTCTCGTAGTCTTTGACAATTGCAACGTCTGTTGCAGCACCTGTGAGGGTATGTCTTGCAGTTGTTGATGGTGGGAAGTGTGTAAGTTTGAGTCCTTCTGCGAATCCTGTAAAGAATAGTTCTGCACGACTGATTCTTTGACGAACAACTGCTTCTGCAGCCGCACTTCCCTTGACAATGAGACCTGTACCTTCGATACCCTTCGGTGTGAAGGATTCGTTTGCAGATCCATTGAAGGTAAATTGACCTTCTTCTCCAAATACTGTGTGTTGTGGTGCCTGACCAAGACCAAGTTGACCCTGTGCAGTGATCGTACCAGATCCTTCCCATGCAAAGGTGTTTCTCTCGGAGAGTCCCGACTGTTTGACCAGTTGAGCAGTTTCTCCAACATAATCTCTGATAAATCTGTCGTATGCCTTGTTCTGTGCATTAACAGAAGTTGCCTTGGTGGACAACTTACCGTAACGAACATCAGCAACGATCTGACCCCAATCTTCATAAGATGATGGAGTCTGAGAAATATCACCAAATGCTTCTGCTGTTACCTGATCGGCATCAGCAAACGAATTAGTATTATTTTGTGTAGAGTCAAAGGTGACATCATCACTAGAGAATGCTGCACCTTGTCTAATAGCAACCGTGCCGAAGTCAAATTCTTCGAAACCGCCAGTGTAGAAGGAGTAGTCATACGTTCTACTCTCTTCAAGTGTACCGTTAAGGGTTTCCTCATTAGGACGAATTTCAATAAATTCGTCTGGATATGTCTGTGAGGTTCCACCAGAAACGGTGAGTGTAATTCTTGATTCGAACGGATATATGTTGAATTCCGCCGTTGCAGCCTCTTCAGAGACAGTAAGCGTTCCAGATCCGATTTCGACAAACGTATTGCTTGTATGGGCCTCGCCGAGGAGGGTAGGAAATGGTCCTGCGGCCCCAAAGTCGGGAATAACCAGTCTCTCCAGACCGCCACCAATCTCGAATAGGGTGCCAGATCCTTGCCAAGGCGCCTGAGAACGAGATACCTTACCAAGTCCTTGGATAAGGACTGGATCCATTGGAATAGAAGGCACGAAGGTTGCAGACTCTTCTAGACCGTTTGTAATAGTTGCGATTTCTCCGAATGGATATACATCGCCTACAAAAGTGATAATACCGTAATTGTTAGGGTTAAAACCTAGTGCGTCTTCTTCAATTACGGGTGCATCTGAAATATTTCCAAAATCCTCTGTCGTCCCCGCTGTGGCCGTAATCTGACCATAGGTGTCGGAGACAAAATAGTTTATTCTTGCCGAGTCGTAGGTAAAAACCTTTGGGGCAGACATACTAAACCTTCATCTGATAAAAAAGGGGAGATACTTCTGTCGAAGCACCTCCCTTACATAATAAAGATCTAATTATATGTATTAATCAGTCAAGTGCAACGTTCAGGGTGATCTTAATTTGGTCACCGTTGTTCTGAATATTGTATGGACCGTTTGTAAATCTCTCAGCGTACATGATGCTGGAGTACAAGGTCGCAGTATTCAGACCTGCAACACCGTTTGCGGTTGCAGTCAGAGAAGGAGTTGTTACGAACTCATCTGCGTTAGGTACGTTGAATACGGTATAAACGTTCGATTCCAGAGTTGTGTTACCTGCACCAGCAGCGACATAAAGAATGTCTCCAGCTACTAGTCCGTGGTTGGTTGCGGTAATCTTACCGAAACTAAATGTAATCGATGGGTCAGTCTGAGGCTGAATGTTGTCGATAAGTGCCTTATCTAAGTAAACAACGTTCAGAGCTCTGTCAAGTCCAATGATTCTAGTTCCTGTTTGAATACCAGGGTTTCCTGCAACATACTGACCAAGTGTAAGGTCATTCATGTTGATGTTAGTATCTACATTGAAGTAGAAGTTACCAACAACGCCGATACAAGGATCAACGTTTGTACCCTTCGAGACAGTTGTTCCGATACCAACCCCTGCAGCGTGTTCAACACCCTGAAGTGCAACAGGCATGTTGTTCGCTCTAGTCACATAGTAACCATAGATGTTACCAGCTGGACCAGTAAAGGTGAAGGTTTGTTCTGGATAGGTCGCGGTTGTACCACTACCAACGTTCTTAATAACCCAACGAGATCCATTCAGCAGGATTCCATACTGCTGAGTGTAACTCTGATCTGATCTATTATTAACACAGTTTGGATAACCTGTGTTTGCTGTCGTTCCATAACCATTGGTGTTACCATCAATGTATGGTTCAAAATATGCTGTGGTAGACGGTACGTCACCTTCCGCTGGGGTCGTATTACTCGTAAACAGTTTGAGTACGAGGTTTCTTGGTGAAGTATCCTCTAGGTCTTGCACGAAGTTATTCTGAGCAATCAGATAACGGAGGGACTCAATTTCACCAATATTGGGAACTAGTAATGCCATCGAAACAAACTCCTCTAGGGGTTAGACTTTTAAGAACTAATGTTATTTATAATTTTAATTTTAAAGAGATTAGGAATCTTCTAATACCTGAGACTCCGAACACTTCAAATGTAAGGATATCACCAGCAACAATTGTCTTATCCCAATTATTTAGTACATCGTCAAAGTATTTGTCAACTCCAGACAGGATTACTCTGTTTCCTCCTGTTATACTAGTGAATGTGGGATAGTTTGTGAAGTTAGATTTGGAAATTTCAAAAGCTACATTTCCATTCTGATCGGAAAGAACAGTAATAGAATCTATAACTCCACTTACGTCAAGTGTTACCTTGCCTTTGTTTCCTGCAAGCATATCCGAACTACCACTATCAATTACATAATTGATTGTTCTGGTAAGATCAGCAGTTGTTGCAAGAGCAATAACAAAGACATTATCCGTTTGTAATGGTGCCTGATTAAAAATAATGTTACTACCAGCAAGAGTAAAATCTTGTGAAGGATTCAGTACACCACCATTTTTAACAACAATTAGTTGTTGGTCATTGATTGCAGTATATGGAGTTCCATTTTCAGCAAGAGCAAATGTAACTCCTACTCCATTGAAACCACCACTGAAATCATCAATTACAACGTTACCATATTGAATGGCTTTAGTTGGAATCTCATAATCGACTCCAACTCTGTATTCACCTGGCGTATTTACTGATACAAGGTAATTTGTCATCAGGAAACTCCAGGCACTACAAGAACGTTACCCTGAATGGGTTTCGTTTTATATGAGTTAGGGGAAGTCAAAACAAGATCATATACATATCTTCCACCTTCTATTGCAGCAGTAGCTGTCGATGCAAAAGCAACTTTGCACTGTCCAGCCAATCTGTTAGGGAATGATATAACAAAAGGGTAGTATTTTGTTGCCGCAGGATGCTTTCGCATCTTGGCTTCTGCAGTATATCCAGTAAGATTTAATGCAGATGCGTTCTGGTTTTGAATTGTGAACGTGGCTTCAAAATCTACGCCCTGGTCAACCACCAAATTAATAACTCTTGCTGCCATTATCCATCAGGGTCGGATTTGAACTATTTATCCAATTTTTCTAATATCAACTTCATCATACCTTTCAACTCACCAACCTCTTCTTTGAGATTAGCGATTTCTTGTTTTTCAGTCAACGCTTTATTCTTCAATCTCATGTATTGATCATATTCCTTGTCAGAGTTATTCAGAATCGCATTTGACTCTGAGTCTCTAACAAGTCCTGCATGATCTTTAACTTTAATGTACATATCAAATAGAAGCGATGGCTCTCAAGTCACGAATCTTAGGAACATAAGCAAAGTTAGTTCCTGTCATAATAATCTTGATTTGGAATCCAGTAAACGGAGGTAGATCTCTTACATTATATTCATATTCACGATAGTCATCTAATCCGTTAGAACCAGTGATTCTTCTATCTGGTAAACCATCATTCTTTGCAACATCAATAGTGACACCATCACCATCAAGGTTGTTATAGCCAGGGAAGAGTTCAAACAACTGATACTCAGCAGGAGTATCAGGTCTAAAGATCCTATAAAGAACTCTAATATCATTAGTTGCATGTCTATACGCATCAAACATAACCTTCAATCCATCAGCAGATTTCTCAAGATTAACTGGTTTAGACACATAGATTGATGCAGAAGGATCAGCATCAAGAGAATTGACTCTAAGATCAGTTGCATAATCACTAATCTTATCATTAATTCTATCCATTGTAGTAATAACATTGACTCTATCCAAGTCAATCATTGGACTTACCTTACTATCTTCGGTAGTAAGAGTAAATTCCATAGTGAAGGACTTTCTGCCAGGGAAATCTTGGAGTCTAGAAAGTTCATTTACCTTAGAAGCAACGATTCTTGGGGAAGTGAATGGGTTATTACTGTTAAGAGAAATTGGTTCAAATCCTTGATCAACAAAGGGTTGATCCGAACCATCAGGACTATTACCTGTAAAGGTTCTAACCCTTGCAGATGCACCTGTTCCTTCTGGTTGAAGGATAGAAACATTCGTTCTCAATGAATTGTAAGGAATGTTTTGTGTTGCTCTAGGTACGTTCTGTGAACCAACAATAGAGTGTTGAGATTCGTAAGATCCTGCAGATTTTGTTTCATTAAAATACAATTCTGGGAGTGTACCAGAACCAGCAGCACGATTAGTACCTCTACTAGAAACACCGACCCTAACCCAATAATGGTCAATGTCTACAGGATAATTTCCAACATCTGTAGATTCAAAACTATGTTGACAGTTAATTCTTCTAAGTGAAACACCATTTAACTCATACTTATGAATCACATCATTGGGATCATAATCACCAGACTTAGTATCGTCAATTGCTCTAGTAACACCAGTAATTGAGGAATTGTTAGTAGAAACACCAGTATACTTAATAATTTCCTGTCCAATCTTTACATAGCCTGGGTTATTTGCATCAACTGGATAATTTTCAAATCCAGTAAAGATACCAACAGATGTAACAGGAATATCATCTGTAGATGCAGAATCAAATGCAGCAGTAATTTTTTCTGGTTTGATATCACTTTCAATACCAAACAATTCGACTCTATCTAATCCAGAGTACATACCGTGGTTAGAGTGTTTAACTCTAAAATGCAATCCATCAGATGCAGTATTTGTAAATTTAACTGTTGCACCCGTAAGAAGTGTAGATCCACCAGCACCAACATAGAAAAGGTTGGAAGAAGAATCAACTTTTGGAGATCCTTGAATATTATCAATAATTAACGTATTGAATGATGTAATAATGCCTGGGTTATTAGGAATAGTAAGAAGAAGATTCTTACCAAATCCACCAGTATCAGCTGAATTAACAGTTAACACATCACCCGCTGCATATCCAGTACCACCGATAGAAACCGTTGCTGCCACTGCAACACCACCATTAACATGAATACTTGCCTTTGCACCTGAACCACTACCAGTTTTAGCAACCAGAGGAACATTAGTGTAAACAATAGATCCGTTAGTAAATCCTGCACCAACAGAACTCAATACAAGATCACTACCAATACCAACAGCACCTAGAACTTTAGAAAGTTTGGAACTAAAGTCTTTATTGTTCTGTTGTTTAATGGTAATACCTGGCTGTAAAGCAGTAGTTTCATTGGAAGAAAGACTCTTTGCCATACCAACAACTACATTCCTTGCAACCATATCAATTGGATTTCTCCTCAATGATGCAATCTGTCTGTTACCAATATCAAGATCTGGATTATAGAATCTTACATTAGCTTGTGCAGCGTTAAATTCTGCTCTATAAAGAGTGAACTTAAGGTCTTCAAACTGTGAAGGATCCCATGTAGCACCGTTCTGTGATTTAAAGAGAGAACCGAGAAGTGGTTGTTGAGAAACAATGATTTTTTCGGAATCTGGTTTGTTTACCGTGGTTACATCTTCTTCACCCATTCTTGAGATGAATACTTGATATTCATTTGATGCCGAAAGAAGAACCAATGCAAACTCTCCACCACCCTCACAATAAACAGGAGAGGGGAACTCAAAAGTTGTTGCTAATGTACCATCATCAGAGAGAACAACTTGATCTGGATCAAGAATTGATTCACCAAACGGAAGAATAGTTTGTGTTGGTAAACCAGTTTCCAATGTTCTTACTTGAAGAGTAACTGGGAGACTCTTAGTATCTTTAGTTCTAAAGAACACATCACACTTAGTAAGGAAAACACCATTGACATCAGGAACCTCGAAAGATTCTGCAAGAGGGTCAACCCATCTTGTTTGTTGTGTAGTTCTTTGACTAAACGTAGTATCAGCAACTAATCTAGTATCACTTTCAGTAATTGATCTGGAATCTGATCTAGGAATTCTTTGAACGTCTGCATTTCTCATTCTCAAAGTAGATTCTTCTACATTTTGTAGAGTACCTTGAGAAGTAAAGTTAGTTTCAGCAGAACTATCAGTGAAACCAGAAATAGTTTCATTTGTAGAACTGGAAGTAAGAGTAAAGGTTTTTGTACCAGTGTCAAATGTTGGTGTTGCAGGTGTAATCGGATCAGGAACAAATAAAGATCCAATCAATACACCAGCTTGATCAGTAATTAATCTTACGTCTTTAACAGTTGCAATAGCACCACTAGATTGACCAACCAGTTTCATACCCTTAACAACATATCCAAAATATCCTGATGCAGATTGGAGTTCTAGCGATGCAGTATCAACGTTTAGAGCAGTTGCAGTAGAAGAATATGTTGCAGATAATCCGTCAGCAGGTGAATATGGGTTAATCTTATAAACTTCAGTTGGAACATTATATGGACCATACTTATGGTTTTGTTGTGCAAGTCTAAATCTAATACTTGCAGATCCTAGAGATCCAGATACAACTTCACCAGTACCAAAAGTACCACTAGTCATTTCAATTTCAATGAGTTTAGGTACAGTGTACTTACTCATATCGATATTATCGAAGAATGAATAAAGTCTAGTATTAGGCTTCAATCTTCTAGTAATAAATTCAATATTTCTAGATCTCATTGTGGCAATGACATCTGTAGAAACTACCTTGTCACCCAAACTTGTAGAATCGAATCTTTCACCAACTCTAAATTGAATACCTTCTCTACTTTGATTTCTAGTTGTAGTAGTTGTTTGATTTCTAAACGTAGTAGTTCTACTATCAATTGTAGTTGTTGTAGTAATAGGAATACCACGACCACGAGGGATACCAGGGCCACGGGTGAATTGACCTCTTACAGAGGTACTTCTGGATCCAGTTTGTCTAGTAATAGATTCAATAGCAGGACCCTGAGTTGTACTGGTTCCTGTCCAAGTAGTTTCCCATGAACCCCAATCGATAGGAGACATACCAGTATTACTATCTGCACCAGTGATTGCCATTGATGCACTGAAACTACCTTCGATGTCGTATGTTCTTGCACTCCTTCTGGTTTCAATCCAAGTATCAGTTGATGGATTAAGTTCAATTTGACCAATCCAGTTAACAACGGCAAATGGGTTTACGTTTTCAATTCTTGTTGCAAACTTGTTGATAATATAAATTTCATGATCATAATCTAAACATACAACGTCACCTTTTCTGACGACATTGGTATCACCCAAATCATTAACGAATCTATAATCTGCAGATGGGTTAGATGATGTTGCAGCACCAACAACAACCTCAGAACCTAATAAAAGGTCAATAGATGTTGTGTAATGAGAAGGTCTCAATCTACCTTCCACTGTATCAATACTAGCTCTAAACTGTGAGTTCTTAATGTCTCCACCAAGAATAGACTTGAAGTTATCTACAAAGAATCCTGCTTTAAATCTATTAAGATTTGTCTGAGGATCTCTCAACTCCATATTTGCAGTATCACTTTCAAGAAGAGAAAGTGCGGTATAATACTCAACATTTTTCAGTCTCTTTTCAATTCCAGCGATATCCTTCATTCGATATCGTTTATGTGTTTGTAAACGAGTTCTTACTTCATCAGAGTAGTAAATGTATGGGGGAAGAACAATGGTTGCAATCTCCAGAGCATTATCCAAAGTATTAGGAATCTTTGGTGTAAGTGCAGGAATACCTTTCTGTAAACTAAAGATACCTTCCTTAGTTAAGTAAAGTTTGTCAATTCTACCGACATAATAATCATATGAAAGATTTGTGGACTTATCTTTAGCAATAATATGTGTAGAAGATGATGTAAGAGGATCAAAGTTTCTTGCTTCAAATTCAAATGGAGATAAGTTATTAGCAGTAAACGCAGTTACTCTAGGTCTAAAATCAATAATATCAGATGCAGATAAACCAGAAATGAATGGTAAATCATAAGTATATCTGTCTGCATCATAAGAATTTACAACCACAAAATCGCCAGGATCAGATCCATCAATAAAGTAGTTATTGTATACAACTTTAAGTCTCTTACTAGGAGCAGAAGCACCAGCTGTTCTAACTAATGCAGAATATCCTACATATTCTCTTCTTTGTGCAGGATCAAATTCAAAGTTATCCTTAATATCTCTATCGCCAGGTACAACACCAGAAATATTTGCAGAAATATTAGATTCTCTGAATCTAACTAATTCATTTGTATTAAAGACATTCTCATTCAAATATACAAACTCAACTTCATTAGTTCCATTTGTGGTGACAAATGCAGCTGAAGCACCAGAATCTTGTCCAATAATCGTTTCACCACGAATAGCATTAAGGATATTGGAATTAAGATTTACAAGATTTAATTTTGGAAGAGCTGGATCTTGATTTGTTGAGGACTCAAATACACCAATAACGTTTGCAACATCTGGAATACCAAGAGAAATTCTTCTGTCTTGAACTCTAGTTCCATAAAGTGCATTATATGTAAGACCATCATCTAGTTTTGTATTTCCACTACCAGATCCGCCTTTAGAAGACCCAGTAATTACACTAACACTACATCTTTGGAATACTTTTTTCTTGGGTCTAAGATTAACTTTCTTCCAAGTAACAGTAAGTTTTGCTGGACCATTGGTACTAACATTACTAAGAGATACTGTTCTACCAGAAACGACTAGTTTTTGATTTGATAACGGTTCAATAACCCCATTATCAAAAGCAAGACTATAATCTTCTTCATCAAATGGTTCCAGAGTAACATTAGGATCTGTCTCTAGAACTTCACTAAACGCACCACCAGATACTGTTACAGCATAAGACTTTCGGAATACCAATGAGGAATTACTTAAGTCAACATTGGCTACATTTTGTCTTGTGAGATCAGAGAACAAATATGCATCACCATCATTTTTAATTTCAAGAGAAACATTGAAAAAGTCATTAGTTGTAATCTGACCAGATGGTAATGTTCCATCACAAATATCAGTTACATTTGTCGTTGGTGAAAGTACAATATTTTTAGCTGCAGTGTTGACTGTAGTAACTCTGTTATACGTTGGAACACTGTTTCCTGCCTTCGTATATTGAACAATATCTCCAGTCTTAATACCAACAGCAAACGATGCGTTTGCAGATGTTACTGTACTAACACCACCAGAAGCAGCAGTAATTGTATACTGTGTTCCAGCAGGTGCAAGAAGTTTACCAATATCAAGAATAGGATCTGCTGTAAAAGGAACTCCAGAATTACCTACAATTTGATGAACATCATCAAATCTATGATCATGTACTTTATCAATAGTTCTATTAATTACTTCCCCATTAACTTTAATTTCTTCACCTACTTGGAACTGTCCAGATACTTGATACAAAATCATTTGATTTGTATCATTCATTGCTTCATATAAGAAACCAGAAGAATTACTACTTTGGCCTTCGATAAACGCAGGCCTATCCATGATAGTTGTAGTATTTAAGTTCAAATATGTAAATGTTTGAACATCATAGAGAGATGCTTCAAACTTTGTAGTTGCATCCTTATATTCTGCATTCTTGAGTTTTAAATCATATACTCTAGCAACACCAATTTTATTACCTGATGCAGTTCCAGGCGTTGCTGTTCTTTGGTCATAAAGATGAACCATAGAAGTGGTTCCAAAACCAACTGGAGTTTGTCCGTAGACATTATTCAGTTCAATTTGTCTACCAAGAGTGAAAGATAGAGACTCGTTACTCTGTTTTTCAGTTGTTCTCGTTTTAGGGAGATCAATATTAGTAGTGTTGATTGTTTCTACTTCATAACCCCTAACATAAGCCTTTCCTGGGCTTACAGAAAGAGTAAGAAGATCATCGGATGGAATAAGTCCACCTTTAGTTTTTTGATTCTCAAAATAAGTACCATTGTTACCCTGTCTATCATTAAGAGACTCTCTAGTAGAAAGAGTAAATGGTTTTACATAATAATCTCCAGACTCATCATATGTTCTTCTTGCCAACTCATCTCTGATGAGGTTATAGTTTGAGTCTTTTACAAATTTTGAGAGAACACCGTTTTCAACTCTCAAAAGTTCTACAAAGTTTTCATCATCGAAATCATCTAAAGATTTCTTGATAAGTGTTGTAGAAATTTTGAATCTATCGGCGCCAGGTGCAGCAAAGTTAGAGAAACCTCTAGCGTTATCGAAGAGATCTGAGTTGGTTTGAGATGCAGTTACTAATTCTTCAGTAATTAATAAACCTACTCTATAACTGGGTTTATTAGTATACTGATCAAGAATAACAGTTTGTGGTTGAACATTTACAAAGAAACCACGAATAAAATATACACCTTCTGCAATTTTTGCCGCAGAACCAGTTCTTGTAGAATTAGAAATGGTAGTTGTTGCAAATGTAGAGTTAGCTCTAATATTTGAAAGACCGTATTGTACCTCATCCAATACGATTAAGTTTTCCCCATCAACAAAATCTTGTCTTGCAAAATCAGTTTCACTAGAACTTTGATACTTAACATATAGAGTATAATTGCCCAACTCTGAAGTTGAGTTAGTAATAAAGGTTTCTACCTTTGCAGTAACTCCACTATCTTCACCTTTAATTGTTTTACCAATAAGGTTAGTTAAATATAAATTGACAGGAAGACCCAAGTGAGTCTCGTCAATCATTACAGCAGTAAAGTCAGAATCATATGCAATCTGACCTGGGATTACTACTGATCCTTCTTTGAAAAAATGCTTACCAAACTTTTCAACCTGATTCTGTAGAATCGATTGTAGAGTTGTTAATTCCCTCGCCTGAATAGGGAGTCCTGGCTTGAATAATACTTTTTGATAATTATTAGACTCACTAAAATCGTCGAAGTATGGAGACGCATTGAGGTTAGTATTTTGTGGCATTGTTCTTTAGAACTCCAGTACGATTTTAATGTCTTCCTTCTGACTAGATGATCGGGGAATCGCAGTCCTGTTATCAATATAGATTAATTCACCAGACTTCTTATTATATTCTGCAGAAGCAATACCAGCGACAAAGTTAATGCCTAACTGGTATGTCGTATTATTTATTGACGTAGTAATACCGTTGAAATCGGTATTCAATTCTAAGACAGGTCCAGAAACAGAACTGCCGTTAATAGTAACACCATATCCTGCATCAGGTGTTGCAGTAAATGGAATAATTTTAAATCCTGCATCACTGTTAGCAAGACCAACTGGTTGATAGTATTTAAGGACTGCGGTAACAGGATCCCATGCTGCAACCATACCAATTGCGGTAGAACCAACACCAACGGTCTGAGTAATCTCAGAGTCAACTGCATACTTTGTTTCAGTGGAAACACCAGCCAACTTTAATGCCTGTAGTCCACTAACAACCGATGTATCTAGAAGTTCTTTATCACTTCCAAAAACTGTTGGATTCTTTAAAACTCCAATTCTAGCAAAATCATTTCCTTCAATAACGTCAGGATTTGTTTCTTGAGTTTCAAATCTAGAGTACATTAAAACTCTGTAAGCACCCAATTCTCTGTAAACATCATAACCATGACCACCCTTAGGAGGAATAATAACGTCAAATTGAGCTCTAGCAGTAGTACCAATACCCGTATTAGTCAAGTTCTCAATAGCACCTCCAGACTCACTGCCAGGGGCGCCAGGGAAGAACTGGATGTTGCCATGGGTATATCCTTGACCACCATCAGTAACAAAGACCTCAGATACCTTACCGAAAGAGTCAATAGTGATAGTTGCCTTACCACCAGTACCATCACCAAGAATAGGAACATTAGCAAAAGAAGTAGAAATTGGTTGATAACTTGTTCCTCTATCACCAATAACTACAATTTCAATCTTTCCATCAATAGCATTATTTTTAGTAGCAACAGTTTCACCTTGAATACCCCAGTCTTCTGGAACTGGAATATATTCAATTGAATCAAATTTTACGATTTCTGATGGTTTAATAGTGTATAAGTATTTCCAAATATAACCATCACCAGAAGTACCAGCTGCTCTTGGTTCTAAGTCAATGAATTGTGGTTGATCATAAGATGGACGACCCTTGGGGTTTTCTGGGTCAGATCCATTCTGCAAACAAACATAAACCCTAAGGTCTTCATTAATTACATAATAATTTGCTTCATATAAGTTTGCTTGGGAAGTTGTAGGAGTAAGATTGTAGATATTATAGTCATGTCTATACATCTCATAGGTTGCACCAGCAACCCAATTGACTTTCCTGACAAGTCTACGAACATCTCTATCCGTGACTTTCTTCAATGCAATAATAGACTCCTTTACTTCATTTTCTTCTCTAAAACCATCTAGAGGAGCAGGAGTATTAGTATTCCAGTCATTAGTACCGCCACCATCTGGATTAGTGGAGTTCGGCAATCCAATAAAAGAATAATACTTGTTTACTGTAGAGCCAACGCCAACAAAACTTTTCACAAAAGTCTCTGCGTTGAGAATTCTAAATTGATCTGAAATGATGGCAGGCATTTTAACCGAGCGGTATTTTTTTCTTTATTTATAGGGTTAAGTCAGAGGTCTTGTTCTGAAGATCTGGGCTGCAGTAGAAAGACCGACTAATCCAGCATCAGGATTGACGATGAAATTCTCAGGGTTACCAGAAATTCTATTCTGGAAATCATAAATTCTACCCCATGAGTATTTACCATAATAATCACTAATAGCAGTAGTTCCAATACCAACTTGAATCTGACTGTTACTATTTGGACCAGGCTGGAATGAACATGTAACTGTCACAATTCCACTCACAGTGTCTGGTACTGAAACTTTATCTACTTGGAAAAGTCCATTAAGTTTTTCACCAGCAGAAATAATTCCAACCTTATTTGTAGGATAGTTATTATATCCACCAACATGAGTGCTAATTCCAGTTAAAGCATGTCCTACAGTTACTGGACTATCGTAGATAATAAAGTAATCACCAATTTGTAATTGAGAATTATTAATTCCAAATGTGTTTAGAGATGAGAAACCATAACCAAGGTTGGTGTTGTCGTTAAACTCAGACTTGAGATAGAACTCAAGTTTTGGAGGAACACTAAATCCAATGCCAGTAACGAAGGTACTCATACCAACAATTCTACCAAAATCACCTTCTGTTTTAAATGAATATACAGTTTCCTTCTTAGGAACATCACTTCCAACAACTACAGGTGGATTAGAACCTACATCATAACCAAATCCTCCATTAACAATAATAGCAGTAGAAACACCACCATTAGTTACTGCACATGTTGCTGTTGCTCTATTCAGGACTGGTTCTGCATAATAGGCAGTTCCTGATCCACCAACAACCAGTAATCTACCATCTAATCCAAAATTAGAGAACACTAAGTCACCAACTGGTTGACTTTGACCATTATCTCTATAATTCCAATTTGCAAGATCTAAAGAATAATAAAGTTCACCTACAGTGGTAATACCAACATAGAGTCCATCATCATATCTAATTTTTTCAAAGTCAAATGTTGCAGCTGCAGTTGTTCCTGCAGGAAGATTATCACTGAATGGGAACCAGAAGTTTTTATCTGTAGATGTGACAATAGTACCATTATCGCCAACTGCGATAAATCTACTACCATCGTACATAATATCTCTAAGATTCTTATTGGTATTACTTGTCTTTAAATTCCAAATTTTACCAACATTAGATGAGATAATAGCACCACCATTACCAACTGCCACATATTCATCCTGAGCATAAACAATTCCATGAAGTGTCTCTAAAGTTCCAGAGAATTGACTGTAAAGAGTGGTAGTTCCAATACCAACACCAGTAAATACAGATCCACCAAATCCAATAGCAATCCAAGATCCTGCAGTATTATCCCAGATAACATCATTAAATTCTCTAGAGAATGTAGTTGGATAATCCACACTAACACCAATAGAAGGTATCTGTCTCTGTTCAAGGAGTTGTAGTTCTTCAAATTGTCCAACTGTATCACCATAAGAAACTGCTCTTGCTGCAGATGCATATTCACCAACAATCATTACTTGATGATTTGGACTATAAGTTACATCTTTTGCAGTAGCTACCGCATTTAATGTAGTTGTTCCACCGAAACCAACAACACCTCTCTCCCAGAAGAATCCACTGAGAGTATTGATATACCTACTGCTAGTTCCAACTGCAATAATTGGTTCACTCTGCGTAATTTCTCTAAGATCTGCAGAACCAATATCACCAGTGATAACATCAAACTTCCAATCCTTCATTGGATCTTTCTTAGTAATCTTAGAAGAAGATACAAGAATATCTGGATTGGTAACATTTAAGTAACCAGCACCAGAAGATGCAATACTTAAGGCAGAAATACTAGAAGAAGTAGATACCGTAGCAGTAATAATTGCAGGATCAATTTCTCTTTCTTCGAAAATTTGAATATGTCGATCTTGTTCTGTGAGAAGATCAACCTCAGAGAATACGGGGAAAGCATTCTGTACCCAAATTTGATCATCAGTTGACCCAACATTCTTAATAATTCTAGTTGCTGGAGTAATCTTACTCTTATAATTCAACCTATCTTTAGAATAGTAAACACCTGAAATGATCTTATCAGACTTCTGTTTAACCCAAGAAAGAGGTCGTTCTGCATCCTGATCTGTTGAGATTCCAAGACTATCGTAAGTAAAGGTCTCAAGCATATCAGAAGCAACGATTCTCTTCGTTGTTCTTGGGAATTGGTCCCTATCAAGAACGTCTAATTTATTTTCTTTAATCTGAATTTCATCGCCTGGTTGAACTGTAGGAATTGGTTCAATTTCTTCAACGTCAATAGAAGAACCTCTATAGTAGAACACAGAACACTTGGATCCAGGCTTAGGTGCTTCAGTGAATATAACTCTACTACCTTTCCAAGTATAGGCCTCACCTGGAGTTTGAAGGATATCATTAATGTAGATAAAGATGTTATTGGTCACATCCATATCACTACCTTCAATAGTTTTAAGACTGAGAATCTCAGTTACTCCAGCATTTGTTACGGAAAGAGTAAATTTGGTTCTACTTCCATTAAAGAATGGTGCAATATCATCAAACAAGACGAACTGGCCAGGATAGAATCCAAAGAACTTATCATTACCAATCTCAATTACTTCTAGTTGGAAATCAGTATGAACACCCACTCTTGGATCAGTAACAATACCAGCAACTGTAAGACCGTCTTCTACCTTATAACCGACGCCTTCTTCAGTAATATCAAACTCACCAATATTTCCATCAACATTGATTCTAACGTCTACAATAGCACTTTGACCAATACCAGTTGTTGTAAGACCAGTGGCATTTGGATTGTAAACTAATGGAAGAGCAAAATAGCCAGGTGGTTCATGAACGTCCAATGTAATAGGTCTTTCTACAGTTCCTCCTTTACTGAAATACCAAGGAGAAGTTAAAATACCAGATTGTACTCTGAAGTTTGCATTATCAATTTTCTCAAGTACATGTTGACCATCACCAAATTGTACAGACTCCATTCCTGCAGCTTGCACATAAGGAATAGGATATCTAAATGCACGTTGTACTGTACCACCTCTATTGTAATTATGAGGTACTGTAGATGGTCCAACTTGAACTGTAAATGTAATTCCACTACCAACTTTCTTAACGAATGCTCCGTGTGCAGCAACATCACGTCCACTAGTAGAATTATTCTGTTCTCTTGGTGCTAAAATTGCACCCTGAATAGTTCCACCACCAATGTAATTTGAAGGTGTGGTAGAAGGACCAACATTAATCTCAACTACAGTATTACTGGTTACTTTAGAAATTTGAGCAGAATTGAAATATGGATCTCCACCTTGAGGATATCTGTGTTCTGTAGCGTTTCCATCTTTTGTACATGTGAATACAAGAGACTCTGGTAAAATCCTTACAGGATTTTCTACAACCAATCCATGACCAGCTCCAATAGTCAGATCCATTAAACCTGTTGTTGGAGAATATGTTGCTCCAGTAACGTTATGAGAAACTGATGTGGTTGGTCCAACATTAACTGTAAAAGTATTTGTAGTTGTAGCAGCAATTGATACACGACCTGCAACTGTAGCTGGATCTGTTTGTCTGGGATAAGTATGTTCTGTTTGGTGATCGTCCATACCACAGGTAAAGACAAACCCATCAACAGCAAGTCTAATTGATGTGCCAGTTCTCAATCCATGAGGTTTATCAGTAGTGACTGTCATAATTCCAGTCGCTGCATTATAATCAGCACCAATTGCTTGTGAGAACGTGTGAGTAGAAACTCCAACGTTTACAATAAATTCATTTTCACTGGTTGCTGCAATACCGATACGGGTATTGGAAATAGGATCTGTTGATCTAGGATAAGTGTGATTAGATCCATGATTATCCATATCACAAGTGAATGTGAAGGAGTTATCGGTGAACCTAACAGATCTAGTAGTATCTAAACCATGACCAGCAGCAATAACTGTCAACTGACCTGTTACTGGGTTATAAACTGCATTTGTTGGTTGGATGTATGTTGTTGTAGTAACACCAACTTCAATTTCAAAAGTATCTAATGTTGTAGCTCCAATAGAAACACCTACACCAGAAATAGGATCTGTTGATCTTGGATATGTGTGTTCTGTTGCATTATCATCTTGAGAACATGTGAATACAAAAGAGTTATCCGTAATTCTGATATGTGATCCCGTAAATAGTCCATGTCCTGGCGAGGTAATCGTCATGATACCTGCAACAGGATTATAAACTGCATTAGTTGCTGTCTTATAGACTAATGGAGAAGCACCTACATTAATCTCAAATGCATTCTGACTTGTACCAGCAATCGCAACATTAGTACCATCAATAGGGTCACCTGCCCTAGGATAAGAGTGCGTGCTATTATGTCCATCAAGTTCACAAGTAAATACTAAAGAATCTCTAGTGACCTTAATGTGTTGACCTTCTTCCAATCCATGATTGGGGAAAGTGATGTTTACAATACCAGTCTGACCATCATAAGTTGCATTTGTTGGTTGTAGATAAACAATCGTGGAGATACCAACTTGAACTTCAATCTGCGTTGAAGAAGGAACAGCAGCTACAGGAACATCAAGTTGTCCCTGACCAATTGGGTCAGTTGATCTTGGATACGCATGTTCAGTAGCATTATTATCAAGAGTACAAGTAAAGACCAGTGAAGAGGTCTTGATACCAATGGTACTTGCAGTGGTAAGTCCGTGGGGATTTGCAAATCCAAGAACTAAAATTCCAGTATTAGGATTATAAGTTGCACTATTGGGAGTTATGAACGGTCCACTATACCAAGAGTTGCCAGTTACAATACAACCAGAGTTTTCTGCACCAGGCACAAATGTATGGTCATAACCACCACCAGTAATAATTGCGGTAGCACCAGCACTGACAAAAGTATGAGCATAATCACCACCAGTAATAATAGCAGTAGATCCTGCACTTACAAAGGTATGTGGATATTCTCCACCTAAGATGACTGCGGTCGCTCCTGCACTTACAAATGTATGGGAATATTCACCACCTTTAATAATTGCAGTTGCAGCAGCACTAACAAAACTATGAGGATAATCACCACCAGAAACAATCGCACCAGTTGTTGCAGATGCAAAAGTATGTGCATATGATTCGTTATAAGGAGAAATACCAACATCCAACTGAATAGTAGTTGCAGATGTACTTCCGATTCCTACGGCAGTATTATATGCATCATCTCTATGCCTTGGATAATAATGAATAGATGCACCATTATCAATATCACAGGTAAATCCGAGTCCAGTTAATACTACATTTCCTGCTTTACCACCTTCAGTATATCCATGAGGAGTTGCAGTGGTAATAGTCATAATACCACTTATATTGTCATAGACGGCAGTAGAGATACTATGAGAGGGAGAATAATCACAAGTAAATGCAATTCCACTAAGAACAATGAAATCTCTTTCGGAAAGGTTATGATTCCTTCTTGTTGTAACAGTGGCAATACCAGTTACATTATCATATGTAATATTGGCGAACTTTAACGGTTTAAGTTGTTTCGTTGTCATTGCAACACCAGTTGCAACAACAAATTCATCAGTATCTACACCATGAGAACCAAATGCCTGATATGTACCCGTAATGAATTGGTGGGTATGAATTCCAAGAGTTGAAATACCAAGATTAACACTAAAGTCAATATTGTTATTTCTAGTAACTTCAAAGAACGCCTTTTCATTTAAAGGATATGTTTTATCACCATAAGGAGTGCTAAATCCAATACCAGCAAGTTTAACAACATCTCCAGTTGATAACCCATGAAGATATTGACTTTGAATAGTTGCAATACCTGTAGATGCGGTATAGTAGACGTTTGCAATGGTAGTAACAACACCAACTGGGTCTCCATGTGCTGTAATAGTAGTTACACCACTTGAAGCATCATAATCAACATATGCTATCTTTTTAGGAATAAAATAATTTGAACCAGCATCTAAAATTTCAAATCCAGTGATAATACCAGCCTGAGCCTTAGTTACAGTACCACCAGTTACATAATTATGTGCTAAACTATTAATACCTACAAATGCAGTGAATGTATCAGTAGTTGTATCTAAAAGATCAAATCCTACAAGATTTCTACCTTCAAGAATATTTGTATCGATACCAGATTTTACAGTACCTCCACTAGCATAATCATACGTTGTAGTTCCGATACCAGTGTTAATTTCAAATTGTTGTGTGCTTGCAATAGAAACAATTTCATAACCATCTTCTCTGAAGAGGGTGGTGATACCTGCACCATCAGTTACAGTAAGACCTTCTATAAGGACATGTCTGTTTGCATTAGCACCTGTTCCAATGTAGTGACCATCATCACAAGTAACTGTAGTAACACCAGTAGTAAATGTGTATGCAAATGTTGAAATATTTCTAGCAGGTAAACTTTGTACTACTGTAATTCCTGCACCAATAACTCTAACTCTATCACCTTCAACCAAATTATGAGCAGATGACGTAGTAAACGTCATGATACCCAACTGATGATTATAAGTTGCGGTTGAAATAGCAACTGTTGTAGTAGTATTGACACCGAGATATGCAGTAGCAATTGCACCACCACCCTCAGCAGATGTTATACGAACATCTGGAGGGGTTCTATACCCCTGCCCACCGCCAGTTAGTTCAATGATACTAACATTACCACTAGAGTTAATACCGACCCTGCCAGAACCCTTTAATGGATAATAGAATCCACAACCTGTCTGTAGTCCAACTCTCTGGATTCTTCCAGCTCTAGGAACACCACTTAAGAAGTTAATATCGTTTGACTCTTTATCAACAATTTCAAAATCCAAACCTGGAGTTTGAATAACGTTATTGATTAGAATAAATGGATTATTACCAATGTCAGAACCAGCGTTGACACTATTGAAGAGTGAAGTAACAATTCCCTGATTCTCACTGAGTGCAAATTGTGTTCCAGCAACACCTGTAAAATCAAGAGAAATATCGTCAAGAACAACGTTATAGTCACTAGTTTCATATGGATTGAGTTTCCTAGAGAACATTCTTCCAGAGAATGTTGATCCAGTTTTCAATCCTACTGGGCCCTGTTTTCCATATGGAGGTGCAGAGAAATGAATCTCATCATCAATAATATTAAAATCACCAGTAAAAATTGAGGAAACTCCTGCAGTATGAGCAGCAGCAACCGTTCCAAACACACCTCTTTCAATACTTACTGATCCTGAGGTGGTTGTAGAGAATACTGGAAAATATCCAGCTCCACCTTTAAAAATAACAATCTCAGTAATACTACCAATACCAGTATTATCAATAACTGGATAAAATACACCTTCAACACTAGGTGTCTGTGTACCTTCTACAGTAATCTTTGGCGGATCTGTGCTGGCATATCCCGATCCTCCTACAACTACATCAATCTTTTCGATACCGTAGGAAGAATTAAAAAACGGTTTAAGGATTGCACCGCTGCCAGGAGTAAGTCTCGTTGACATTTATTCCTCCTTAAGAAATATTGAGAGAACTGCTGCAATAGACTCGTGTTAATCCTGTTCCATCCCTAACGATACTGAATGACAGAATATCTTCCTGATTCGTTGCAGGAGGCGGATTACCACCAACCCATCTAATACCACCAGCAATAGGACTTCCATTTACTGAACAGGCATCTCCATAAGTAGATGATTGACCAGCATCATTAATAAAAGTAACCGTTGTTGCTTTACTATTCAAAGTGGGAACATTAATAAACGACCATGTACTTACAGATGTCGTTAAACCACCCAATAAAACAGTTCCTTGATTTACATCAACAGTTAATGTTCCACCAATTGCAGTTAATGTTGTATTGAAATTATTGACTACTTTCTCAGTAATAGATCCATTTAAGTGACTCATACCAGTGTGAGTTGTCACACCGATTAGTTCCGCATCACCAGAAACAACTAATTTGGAAGTGGGAGCAGTAGAACCAAGGCCTACTTTTCCACTTGAAGTAATAACAAATGCAGTATCATCAGTTCCAACCTCATCAGAAACTTGGAATCCATGCCCAGATGACTTGGGAACTGCATGAATTGTTGGTCTTTCGTTAGAATAAGAAGTTACTTGGAGTTGAGACGTTGGAAGAGATGTGCCAATGCCAACAAAACCATCTTTGATTCTAAAAATAGTTTTTGCAAAACCAACTGCAATCGTTGTATCTACAGGAGTTCCACTCTCCTGAATAATCATTCCTTCAGTAAAATTGGCAAACTGTGAGGTAATAACACCAGTAGTATTAATACTAATATCTCCAGTAACGGAAGACGCAGTTCCAGCCAAAACCGACGTGGATGCAATACCAGCATTGGTAGAATATCCAGCGGTAGATGCAAAGGAAACGAAACTTACTAAATTCGTACCATCACCGAACTTATCGTAAATGTCATTAAAGTTCGCATTGATCTTTAATGTAGCATTTAGTAATGTATCTCCTGTGCCATCATTCGGGGCTGCGCCCGTACTAATACCCTGTTTAGCCATTATTCAAATGAACTTTTCTGTTATTTATAGTTAATATGGAGGGTTATCATCCATCGTAACTGTAGAGTTAGAAACTCTGGTTACTGTGGAGTTTGCCCTATTCCTATCATAATAGAAATTATTGTCAACTGTACTGTTCACTTCAGCGGTTCTAGAAGATACAAATGTACCGTCACCGATAAAGTTTACTTTGATAAATTCATCATCTAATCTAAGAACATCTCCAATGGAAACTGATCCAATACCAGATGTAATAGAAAGGGTTTGAGAAGTTGCATTAATTCCATTACCCGTCGTAACGTTTAATTTCTTATTACGAATAGGACTTTGTACAATACCATCAACGAGAATCAAAGCATTCTCATTTGGATTCTCATACCTCAATGTATGTATTCCAGTTCCAAGTGTCTTCATATCAAAAATGATAGAAGTCGAAAGTCCAGTAAACCTGATAGTAACATCATCAACTTTCTGAACAAACACTTCATCTGGCATAACGTTAGATCCCAACTCAGTTGGAGTAAGGAATAAGTTATCCGTAGGTGTAGATCCACCAATATAAGTTCCTGCAATAGAAATTGTGTTGGTTGCTGCATATCCAGAACCACCACTCAAAACTCGAACTGCACTAACATCGAGATTAACATCTCTTTCTACTTCAAAGATTGCACCAGATCCAGCACCATCATTAGTTCCTTCTAAGTTGGTATAAACTGTTTGGATACCAACTCTTGTACCAGAAATCTTAGTGACGGGGAATGTCAAATCATTTGCTGGACTTGCACCACCAAGATGAGTACCTGCAATACTTACATTATCACCAACATAATATCCAGAACCACCTTCTCTCAATACTACATTAGTAGAAATTGGTTGACCTGTTCCAGTGTCATATGTAATCATTACGGTAAATGTTGCACCAGTACCCCTAGTAGAAATGCCTGGGAAACCAGTTCCAAATCCAAACTGTTTAGCACCCACAATTGGATTAGCAACTGTAGAAACACCTGTTACTGGCCCACCAACTTCAAAGTTAATTCCATTTTCAAACATGGAACTTCCACCAGCACCAGATACTCCCATAAGGATGTGTCTGTTATTAGTTGTATAAGAAGTTGTTGCAACACCAATAGCGGTTCCACCACCTCTATCCACAAGTAGTCTTTGTCCACTTTGAAAATTATGGTTCTGAATAGAAATTGTATTATTTGTAAGATCAACTACTGAAGAATCTGAAGAATCAAATTGTTTCTTAAATAAAGGAACTCCACCAGTTCTAAGTGGGAAATTAGTTTTACCAAAAAGATTACCAGATCTATCTAACTGACCATCAAAGTCATTACTTACATCATCAATTTTTAGAACCTTATTAGTCTTGTTTAAGATATAACTCTTAAGAGGTCTTCCTTCGGGGAAGAATACTCTTTGAACTCCACCATCTGGCAACGGATCATCTTCGGTAACCATTGCAAAGTTACCTCTAGTTCCAAGATACGTTTCATTATCAATGTTGATAATTAAATCAAGTTTTGGTTCTACAGTTTGAACTTTCATGTTTGTGGACTTAGCAAGTCCAACAGAAACATAACTGTTTGTAATCGCATCTTTCTTAGGATCACCCACAATCTCCAAATCGGAGAATTCTCTGAATCCTGATGGATGAACAATAGATCTTACAGCCTCTCTCCACTTCGAGTATGAAATATTACTCTTGATAGAGTATGAGAATTTTTGGTAATAGAAGTTATCAGAAACTCTTTGAAGATAGTTATTGAGAATACCTACAGATTGATCAACCTCTCCCACCTTTTCTCTAGAAATACCAAGAGAAGTTCTAATATTGAATCTATTAACATCTTCTACTCTACCAGCAAGTTTAGACTGTTCCCCATAAACAATATCTCCAACTCTAAGTTCACCTTGACTATCGGTTAATCTCAATTGATTAAGTTCTACATCCCAACCATTTTCAACAACTCTTGCCTCAAATTTAGGTGAAGTAATTCTTTCACCAGAGAAAAACTTGGCATCATCAATCAATCTCATTTGGAACTTGGCAAGATCCTTAGCATTGGAAATATATCCCAAAGTAAAATCATCGTCATAACTACCAAGTGTACCAGTTGCAATACCAGCAACACTGTAAGTAACTCTAAAGTTTATTTCATCAATTGCGGTAACATCAAATTGTCTATAACCATAGTTTTCGGAGTTAAAGTTTAACTCTCCAGCTGCAAATGAAGCTGGTGTTAATCTACAACCCTCAACATAAACTTTATCGCCAACTTTGAATGGAAACTCGATATCAGTTGAACCATAACCAGTTGTAATTGGTCTATAGAACTGTTGATCTAATAAAAGTTCTACAGTTACACTATCACCGCTATGAGTGATTTGGTCAATATCGTACCCATTAGTATTTCGAGTAGGAACGATTGTTAAAGGAGCATCAAATTCAAAAGCATTTGTAAGAACTTGAACTCCAACAACAGAACCACCTTGAACTACAGCTTGAAGATCAATCTTATCGTTTCCAAGAACTTTTAAATTTGGTGGTTGATGATAGTTCACACCACCATCCGTTACTAGAACATCTTGAATCCTAGCAATGCCACTAACATCAATAACTGTAGGTACACTTAAGAATGGTAATAATGTAGGATCCGTTGGATAATCAAATCCATCTTTAATTCTTTCGGTAGTCTCAATCTTACCAATCTTATCTGAATTGATCTTAATTACTGCATTCTTTCCTTGTAAGGTATCAAAACCAATCACTCTAGGAAGTTTATTATATCCTTTACCTTCGAAGTTAATCTTAGTTCTAGCAATAGGACCTAATGCATCTAAAGAGTTAGTCTCATAAAAGACTGTTGTTAATCCAGAAGTTGTTGTAAACAACTCAGCACTGGTTGGTTGTTTCTCAAGATTGAATGAGAAAGTATTTGCATCAGCAACAAGAACTTCATGATTATCTTCTAGAATACTAGATTCTACTGTGATGGAATTGAATCCTCTAACACTACGATCAGTAGAAACTTGATTTTTTCTTTGGTCAGTAGGAACAATGGGTGTTAAAGTATAGAATGATTTCCTAGGAAAATCACCAACAGTTTTGATTTGAATATTTGCACCAACTTGGCCAGGAATGCCATCTCTAATTAAATTAAATGCACCAGAAGATCCATTAACATCGAGTTTCTTTCTAAACTGTAAATCCTCAAAAATATCTAAACGCATATCTGCAAGACCAGCGTCAGAAACATCAATCTTAAGAATATTACCTTTACTGACTCTGATAGGTGGATTAACTTTTGCTAAATCATAAGAACCTGCAGGCATGGCAGTAATGCCAATACCAGTACCATTTTTAACATCGGCAGCAAACTTACAAAGTTTAATTCTGTTAGAACTTTCCCTAAGAACGAAGTAAACTTCATTATTATCAAGTTCAGTAATATTATTTCCGTTTGCATAATAAACAACTTTATCACCACTCTTAAATGATAAGTCTGGGAAGAAGAAACTACTATCAACAGCATCAAATGTTGTACTAGACCAAGATACTTTATTGGTAGTAATTTTTCTTAAAACAGGGTCATAAACAATTTTTGCATTCTCTACTACAAAAGGAACTGCTTCAAGAGAGACTCTATTACCAGTTTTCAATCCATGAGGAGATCCAGTAGTAATTTTACCTCTGAAACTTTGAATTGTACCTGTAATTCTTGGGTTCGTTGTGGTAAATGAATGTGCTAAACCAACTGGTTCTGCAATATTGTACCAATATACTGCATCTGACATTGTTGGGAATCCAACTGTAGATATACCCAAATAATCAACACCAAAGTTAATAGCATATACATCACCACCATCTACGAGATTTTCAGTACCGATACCACTAGTAGAACCTGCAGAAGTCTTAGACCATGTAAGAGACGTGCCACCAAGACCAACATTATATTTGATTTTTTGACCTGTGGTGTAAGGATGGTCTTTGATATAAATTTGTTTCTCAGGAATTACTCTAGTGAACTTAGTTTGAGTATCAACCGTTCCAATTCCAGTTGTTGTTAGTTCAAAAATAGAACCTGTGCTTCCTACACCAACTGCATATCTTGGGTCAAAGAATAATACCTTATTATCAAATCCAAGGTAATCAGAACCTTTACCAGTATCATAAGTGAACCTAGTGGGTTTCAGTTCAACTGAAGAACCCTTCACATGAGTTTCAGCAACTCCTACTTGTCTATTAACTCCTAATCTAGAATACTCATTATCTACAAAAGTAACTCTCAGTACCTCTGTACCAATACCAATAATGTCGTTAACTTCAAATCCACCAACGTCAGTAACTGAAATGAAAGTTGTAATACCAGTTGCAGAAATTTGATCCAAGTATTCAGAAAGAGCTACCTTTCTGTCTGCAACACTTACTGTATATGCACCTTCAATATCAGAAAGGACTGCTGTAGATACACCACTCGCAATAATAGTTTCACCATTAAGTAATCCATGGGGTTCTTGTGTTCTACCATAAACAAGGTTTCCTACTGGTCTTAAATCAACATTATTAAACGTTGAAACTCCTACAGAAATTTCAGAAACATTTTTACCAAGAACATGAGATACAACAATATTAGTTCCTGTTCCGTTTGTTCCAGCATTATCGAGGTTTAATTTATCACCAACTCTGTAATCTTCGCCAGGAGAGAAAATAGTTGTAGAAGTAATACCTGCACTTTGAATCTGAGTAACTTTAAATTCTTGTTTAAATGAAGAATCTACTTTATCAATAAGATCGTAAATGGAATTTTCATAATTTGTGTAATATGGACCGATGTTTCTAGTAATTCCAAGTTTAGTAATATCTTGATCTTGGTTAAAATCAGCAGCAAAGTTATCTTTAATTGGAGTATCTTTAAAATATCTTCCAATGATATATGGATATTTTGGTTCAGCAACACCACTTGAGTCAACATCAATTGCATAGAAGTACGCATATGTTCCATCAGGGAACTGTGGGGTTACACAATACCTGCCACCGAACTCGTCAAGGTCGCCAGATCCGTTATATTCGTAATCATCAGTAAAGTATCCAGGCGAATACCCAGGCGGTCTTAGGCCTACCTTAGGTGCAGTATTGAGGATGTAACTACTTGTAAGTCTCTGTACAGGTCCACCAGTAGATCCAGAAAATCCGTAAGGTCCGTATATTGGATTGCCATCATAAGCATATCCAAGAATAGGAGAGTGTTGTGGATTGTTGGTAAGTTCAAGGTTACCAGAGTCAATATTGTCACCAACTTGGAATCTTAGTCTATTAGGAGGATAGATGCTAATAAACTGAAGACCAAGTTCTTTGTTAGTATTTGGTTTTGTTAATGCAGCGTCTTGAGTATTAATTAAATTTCTACTCTTAACTTCCTGATTAATTTTCCATTCATGCACATTACCAATAAACTTAGCATCTCTACCACGGTTCTGTAAAACCATAGTAGTTGTTGCAGGGTCATAATTAACTCCACCATCAGTAATTCTTACACCACTGATACTACCAGTATCTTCATTAATGATTGGACTAATATCTGCAAATTCACCATCACCATATACAACAATATCAGAATCTTTTCTGTAACCTCTACCAGATGCAAGAATTTGAACATCAACAATAGAACCCTCTACCAAAATAGGTTTAAGCAAGGCTTGGAACTGTACAGTTGCAATACCTACATTGGGTCTTCTATGGAAGTTTAAAATATTAGTACAACCATAACCTGCACCACCTTGTTCCAAATAAACACTTTCAATACTTCCAAGAACAACAGGTTCTATAGTGGGACTAGTAACAGAAGTAGAACCAATACCAGAAAGTGTTTCAACCTTAATTTCAATAGGAGGATACTTAACAATGTGAGTACCACTTCCTACACCAGAAATTCTAGTAATTTTTCCAGACTTAAAGTCAGTATCATCTCTAGTTGTTCCAATACCAGCATCAGTTAGTTTAAATTTAGAATTATCAATTCTAGTTACAAAATATTCAGTTGTACTTGAAAGTCCTTGTGCAGCAATGGATGTGGACTCATATCTTACAATCTCACCAGTTCTAAACGCATGATTAGGTGCGTAGAAATAATCATCAGCTGTACTAATACCAGTTTGAACGTCACCTTCAGTTGGTCTAGCAGGAACTCTAATTTGTTTGTTAGAATATCCTTCACCAGAATTTTTAACATATATTCTTGTAATAGTGTTCTTACCTTTTAAAGTTTTAAAGGCATGGAAACCACTACTTACCGATCCAATGTTTACTGTATTGATACCAGATACTGCATCACTTCTATTAGAGTGTAATGAGATAATTAGATTGCCAATTGGTCTTGCAAAATATGTGGAGTTATCTACAATTCCACCAATGTCGGGGTTATTTCTAGATTCATAGATAATTTCTTCACCAAGTTCAAAGTTATGAGGTGAGGGGAAATCAATAGTATCCGAACTGACATTAACACTAGAACCATCTGCCTTAAATGAAGATACGATTCTTCCTTTAACAAAGTTGGATTCAAGAACCGCACCTATACCATTACCACCCGATACAGTAATCTTTGGTTTTTCTTGATAACCAATACCAGGGCTGATTAACTTAACTTCTTTAAATGATCCAGTAACGTTTGCATATGCAATAGCACCACTACCAGTTTGATCCTGAATGATCATTGGTGGACCATTGATTACATCATAATCTTTACCAGCATTAGTTACTTCAACAGAGTCAATTTGACCAAAGAAAATTTCCTCATCAAAAACTGATGATGGATATAACTCAACACCATTAACGAGAATACCTACAGCTTTGTTATCTGTTTTTCTCTGAGAAGGATCATCGAAGAAATTTTCCTGTTTATAATACGGGAACTTTCTTAATAATTTCTGATTTTTTGCATTTTGGTTTTCCCAACCACTCTTATAGAGATATTGACCAGGCAAGTCGGTAACGAGGTCAATATACTGACCAGCAAATACGTCAGACGCACTATAAGAAAGTTGGAAGTCAAAGTCATTAATATTAGTTACAAAATAAACACCAGTAGCCAATCCACTGTTGTATTCATTATTCCAGAAAATTTTATCTCCAGTAACAAAGTTATGTCTAAATGGTGTGGCTGTGTTTAATGGATCTACAGATCTAATAATATTTGTAGTTCCACCACTTGTTCCTGATTGTGGTGGATCAGTTTTAATGAATACTTTATTATCGGTAGCAAAGATTGGATAGTTTGGAACACCACCAGATGTAATATAGAAACTTTCCTCATTATTATCGAGATAACTATTCTGAATACCTACAGGTACGTTTTCTAAACCTGGGAAGTAATTAGCATTATGAGATGCCTTAACAATGATCTTCTCAACTCTATCAATGTTAGAAGGAACAACACCACTGGTCTGAACAATGATCTTATTAGAAGATCTATCAGTTTCTGTACCAGTTGCATATTCAATATCTTTAATCTGAGCTTTTACCTTTTCATCCCTAGCATTAATCAAAAATAGTTCTTCATCAATAAAGAACACGACAGAATCAAACAATTCAACTCTAAATGTGTTAATGTTTTGTTGTGTAAGACTCTTAATGACATGTTTCGTTGGAATATTATAAATCCAAGGTTCGAATCTAGCATCATCGCCAAGATCAAATCCAAAAGACGAAAGATTTAAAGTATCATCAACTCTGATATTAGAAGTGTCGGTAAAATCAACAGTATCAATAACATTGACGAATCTGAACTGAACTAGAGAAGTCTGTCCTAATCCAGCGTAGGCATACGCCAATTTGTCCTCAGAAACGTCTGCACCGAACGAAAGGTCTGTTGTGATACCAGTGACACCTAAAAACTGATTACTCGTCTTGTCGTTGTATTCAACGGTAATAAAATCAGAAATTGGAGTTGGTTTTAAAAGCAAACTACCAGTTTTACCAAATCCAATAGTAGAATCAACTAGAATATTATTTGCACCAGCAGTAACTCTTTCTAGAACCTTAGTTTTACCAGGCACTTGGAACTGTCCACTGAAAGAACCAGAATCAAGAGAGATTTCATAGAAATCCTTATTTTTAATTGGTCGATATTCAATATTGTAAATTGAAGCGTTAACCGTACCTACTCCAGCAATATTTTGGTTTAAGAAATTACCCTTTGTCTCAATAGCGTCTCCACCAAAGAGTTTTTCAACCAAAACATTACGAGTTTTGAAGTAATTGTTAGAAGAAGGTACTAATGTGTATTCAGAAGGTTTAATAATATCAATATCTTCACCATAAAGTAATTTGAACATTACTTTATACGAAGTATCCGTTCCTTTAGCACTATAAAAGTCTTTTGCTCTCGTTAGAACAGTAGAAAGGTTAACACCTTCGGTAAAATCTCTGTTTTCGAATCCTGGCAAGAATTCAGACTTAAATTTAGTAAAAAACTCTTGTAAAAAAAGGTTACTTAAGTTAAAAACGTATTTTGGGTTATCAATAGTGCCAATATCATGCTCATCTGCATCAGTCTGTGCAAATTGCAAAAATTCCGATTGAATATCTTGTTGAATTTTCTCAATTCCAGAAAATCCTCTAAAACAATTTTCAAAAGAGTTGAGAACGAAGGTTACGGGAGTTTGTCCACCTACTGTAACCGATTTTTGACTTACATAAACAAATTTATCGGAAACTGCGGCAACAGTTGTCCCTACAGGGAAATTTGTCCCTGCAGAAATAGACATACCAACTTCAATACCCTTTGTGTTATCTAAAAGGATAATATTTGATTGATTTTGCCAATCACCAAGTAATGTTGTAATTACTTTGTTCTCAATTTTGTTTTTATAAACAATAATTTCATTATCAATCTTTAAAAGACCATATTTGTCTGGCCAACCTGTTGTAGAGAGGACTTTAATTTGCTTTGAACCAGCAAAAGCCTTTTTGGTCAGAAAAGTATATGGAATTAACGACTCATTATTAAAAGCCGTGATCTGTCTGTATTTTGGTAAATTTGTAGCGAGATCTACCGTCCCAGATTGATGTTCAACGGACGTATAATACTTATCCAGAAATTCTTTGAAGAAAGGAGATTCTTCATTGAGAAATTCTGGAATCTGAGACTCAATTATATGACTAAATTTGACTCTCTTGATCTCGGAAGTATTGTCAGACATTTATCTCGTGAAGGTTCCGTTTAAGAAGCTGGAGGTAGTGATGTATTGGGTTGCAGACGTGTTCTCACCAGAAGTAACAACGTCTTGGATAGTACCAACCCTACTATTACCAATATCGACTTGTAGATACAAGTCTTTCAGTGCAATAATATCGTTAGATTCTGGAACTGCTTCGATTTGAACGAATCCAGAAGCTAAATCAGTACCCGTTATATTTACCACATCCAAAAGAACCTCTCCTTCGTCATACTTGACTATACCAGCATTGTTCTTGACGATAATAGGAGTATTATTTTCTAATTTAAAGAATATAAGTCTTCCTCTAGTTAAAGTTGTGGGAATATCACCAATGTAGATGGTTCCCTCAACACCATCGATGTTAAATCCAGAAGATTTAATACTATATCCAGTTCTCTTTTGATGGAACCTATTACCAAAGCATAATTCATAAGTTGCAAATGCATTAAACTCGGGAATCAAGTCTCTTCTAATACGAACCTTAGTGATATTGGAAGTAATACCTTTATCACTATCATCAATCAATCCAATAACCTTAGAATACTTAAATCTTCCACCAAAACTATTAATATCAGCAGACTGAGCGTATGCATTAAGAGTATTGACAACTTTTGTTCTTAATCCAGTAGCATCGGAAACAACGTTTGCGTTATAATACACACTTGAGTCAACTTCAACGTAAAGGTATTGAAGATCAACCAATTCTGGTTTAATACCAGCAATAGAATACTGTTTGAGTTGCCTTAAAATAGAGTCTTTTGTAATTTGCGACAAATAACTACCATTTTTGGGTTTGATAGAAATGAATACCTTTCCAAACTCAGGAGGATCGAGTTCTTCCCCGCCATATGCGGTCACAGTCTCGACGTTTGTGTAAATTAAGGGAATGATACTCTTATAGTCGTTAGCAGTCACTGCACGGTACTGGGCTGCGTATACACGAGGCGCCAAATACTTGATAGAGTCAATAGATTCAACTCCATCACCACCGTTTGAAGTGTCGTTTGTAGTAATTAGAGAAACACCACTCGTAATCGTTGCTCCTTGGTCGTCTTTTAAGACTCCAGAGAACGAAAAGTTCGCTGCACCGTTACCATTTCTTCCATTAGTGACAATATAACTGACATCAACAGTGGAGTTAGCGGGTGGTTTCTTGCCGAGGATGTTATCACCGAAGAGAAGTTCGTATTTTTCGTCTTCAATCTCCTGAACAAGGAATAATTTAGAGTTTGCATCCACATTTAGGATGTTTGAGTACCTCTGATAAGCATCAGAAGTAGTAGAAACTACTTTAACTCGGATAGACTCGACATCAACGTTCGGGTTAGGTAAAATATAACGCTGATTTGATAGTGAATAGTCAACTCTGAATGATTTGGTGAGGTAGATTCCTTCATAGATGGTAATATTATCGAAAATTGCGAGGTTTTGGTCGTTTACTGCGACAACAAAGTCCTCAGGAATGGAAAAAACGTAATTTCCTCCTTGAACGTTACCCAAAACAACTGTTCCAGCCTTCAATGTAACGGTTCTAGTCTCATTTGTCCCCAAATCTACCGTAAAACTGATAACAGCTTCCGCAGATCTAGAAGATCTTGGGACATAACCAATGTTTCTTGCAAGTGAAACGACATTTTCACGCAAAGTAGCGCTGTCAAGGAACACTTCATTGACTGCCATGTTAGTATTGTAGGCAGTAATGTAAGTATTATACGCAAGAATGTCAATTAGGATCGAAAAGTTTGATCCATCGAAGTCAAAATCGGAAAAATCCGTATTAGTTCGAAGGTAATCCTTAATTTGATCCCTTATACCATTAAAATCTAGGTTGGTAAATTGGTTAAACGCCATTATACTCTAGTTGGCTGGAGGAGGAACTCAATATTTTGTGTAGGAAAGGGTAGTCCTACGATGTCATAACTAATATTTACTAGTAATTCGTTAGAATCGGGTGGAAAAGTAACAAGAACTTCAGTTGCATCGATCCTAGGTTCATAATTATCAAGTAAAACTCTTACTTCTTGTTCAACTGACTGAGCAATTTCGGGTGATTGAAGCTCAAACATTTGATTTTCAATGTTAGCACCCAAAATTGGCTGAAAAAAACGTTCACCCATGCGAGTTCTTACCAGATTTACAACCGATCTCTTGACAGCATCATCGTTTTTTAACGGTACAATGTCGTTAGTTACGGGATGACGACGAAAAGATAGGCTTATATCCTTAAAAGTTCTCGAAATTGTGCTTTTGCCAGCAGTAGGAAGTATCTTTCTGAGCTGTTCGGCTTCAGCCATGGTGTTTTTTTCTTACTTTAGTTACTATCTATAAGGGTTTTGTCAATTTCTTCATCATCGTGAGCAATTTCACGAAGCTCTTTTAGATATTTGTCGGACTTTGGGTCAGTTATGAGTGTCATACCCGACTTAATAAACTCTTCACTCATATCTGGAATGGGGTTTACAGACATTTTATCCTCCTAGAGTTCTGAAAACAGAACTTTTATGGAGGTTTCTATCTCCACTTCTATTTAGAGTCGAATTTCCAATGATTATTTGGTTGTTCCCACCAGAAATGTAAGTCTTCGTTTATATCATTATAGTAGAGTGTAACAAAATCGCTCTTAAACTTACTTCCTGTGTTCTCACAAAGAGCAACTGTATAGTATTTGTTGTTAGAAACCAGCTCCATTTGCTGTGTAATCCATGTATAGTTACCTCCTCGGATCACACCTGCTTCAATTAGAACGAAGTTTTCCCATTGTCTTGCCCAGTCAACGTACTTTTCCGCGAAATCGACCTTGTAGTCGAGACTATCTTCATCGGGGAAGGGTACATTTACTGCTTCAATATGAAAAATCTCCCCATCCATAGACAATGAATGAGAGAGATGTTGAGTAACAACCGCAGAATAGTCAGGAGACACCATCAAGAAGCATGTTTTTGATGGATGAATGTCGATATCGGACATTTTAATCCTATATGACATCTCTTGGATCAGTGCCATCTCCTGATCCTGCGATATGAATTTAAGTTTTTTCACTATTAACCAGCGGCTAGTGGCGAATGCACAGATGGTTCTGCTTTCGCTGCCTCTCTACGACCACCACCCACAACATAGTTGAACTGCATTGCGTCTTCTTTAGCAGCAGGTTCTGCATTTGGGGACATTCTAGGATCTGAATCAGCCATTACTTTCCTTGACCTCGGTAACGTTTGCGTTTCGCATTACGGGAACTAGCAGAGTATTTAGTATTCTTACCGTTTCCCTGTCTCGTCTTTTTAGGAGTCGTTTCTACGAACGATGTTCCAGAACGAGAAAGTTTCATTGCAGCCATTATTTAGTCCTTAGAGTTTGTTTTCGCGATTTTTTTGAATTGACGACGCGGTTGAAACGCGCCGCCGCAGAATATAAGAGATCAGATGACTCGGGTCTTCTCATGACCAACACGAATCAGAGGATCACACCAGATCTCATAACCAGCCTCTTTGGCATCCAGACAGAAGGAGACATCCTCTCCACACATATCCTGAACTTCACCAGAATCAAAGACCTGCATCTTAGGTGCGAACCAAGGGTATACCATCTCTTCGTTCTCAAACACACCGTGCTTAATCAGTGTCCAACCGAAACCAGTGTAGTCAACTGTAAATGGTTTACGACGACGTGAGATAGATTCCCCAGTCTCATGGTTCATGACACCACCATTCTTTGCAAAGTCATCTTCTTCCAACCAGTGAGCAACCGAAGTAGTCTTTCCGTCTTCAGTCATATACCAGCCACATGCAATATCCTTATCCATTGCAACGAGACGGTAGAACTTCTCTGTGTCGAAAACAATGTCGGAGTCAATCCACAGTTGGTAATCATACTTGAGTTTACCATCCCAAGGAAGTTGATTAGGACCTCTAAGAACATTAGCACCCAAAACCTTGCAACGTGCAAAGTTAACCATAGAAGAATAGTCCTGTGAGATTTGAATACTTGCACCACGTTGTACAAGATCAAAACAGAGTTGGACAAAACTCTTTAAAAATTGATATGAAACACCTCTACCTGGCAGACAGAAGACAATTGCTTTTCCTTTAACCATCTCTTGTGCAGCTGCAAGATTAAAGGCGTCTTCTACTTTCTTTGGTTTGGGTGCATTTGCTTTAACAGTAAATCCTTTAGCCATAACGTTGAATAGTGACAATGATATTTTACCACAGTAATTCAGTCATTGCAATAACTGTGGTATTGAGTTATTTAGCCTTCATTCGAAGGGACGATTTTAATGTTTTCCTTGGCAAGTTCGTCATCTCTATACCAATCAAAGTATTCTTTCACAAAGGTTAGTTTGTGTTCTATGTCTTCTTTTCGGCAACATTCTATAATCTTATGTTTACCGATATAGACATCATAGGTTGAATTCATCTTGTATCTTTCCGAGTAAGTCTTCCAGTTCTTGTTTTAACGTATAATTCAACAAAAAATGTTCATCATTCTCTAACCGATACTGAATAGCTTCAACTAGGAGTTCAATTTCATATTGATCTACATCTAGTGCCATGTTAGTAATGCGTCAGTCAATTATTACTTATACAGATTGTATTCTTAGTAACTTACTTCTTCATAACACTCTAACTTACCACAGCTGAGTCTTATAGGAAGAATGTCTAAATTCCAGAATTCATCTTCATCTATCTTTTGTAACTTCTCCTCCAACTCTTCAGAACTTAAACTATGAGCAATGACATCGTAACCACATTTACCACGTCTATAGAGGTGAAATCTAATCTCGTGCATAGGCCTTATGTACTATTGCTCTATCTATAATACCACTAAGGTTCACAAAGATCAAGTATATTACCTTCTGACATTAGTCTATGTCTCTTACCTGTTACTCTTGCCCTATTACTAGCAGTTCTATATGCGGATGCTACATGGTGCATAGTCTGATAGTGTTTCCAATAACCGAATTGGTCTTGGTATTCTATATCGACCTTTTGGCTCATTTTTATACCTAGAAAATTTTTTGTGTAAGTAATCTTTGGTTGATTGCTTTCATGTGACTCGTAGTCTCCACTCATAAAACCATACTGAAAAATTTTTTGAATCCACTTATATTTACTCTCTCGATTTTGGTCCGTTGTAGGTTAGGTTCCCAGTGCGTTTTTAAACATCGCTCAGGGATCGCTACACATAAGACCGCAAATAACCTGCTCATTTGCTTAACATAAGGCTACCACGATTAGAGAGGGATGGCAACACCCTCCCCACCACGCATGAGTTAGCACGAACTGCTACACGATTGTAGCATGCTTGCTGTTGACTTTACCACGATTTGTGTTAGTGCGGATGCCCTTAGTTTGTGATAGCACGAGCAGAGACTTCCGAGGTTTGGATGCCTTAAGCACTGTGTACTTGATTTGCCCTTTAGCATCAGCAATCGCTAAGTCCAGTTTAGAAGCAGTTCCGAGAGTTGAGAGATCCATAATAAAAAAGTGTGTTGACAAAAGTGTTAAAGAGTGGTAGTGCTTATGCTACTACCATACCACTAAAGAAAGGGCGGATAGTGTTAGCATGACGATTGCTAACGAACCACTGCCACTGCTTCTGAAATACTCCGAGACCATAAGCAAATTCATCGCATAACGCATTGAGTCTGCTCTTAGTTGTATTAGACTGCCAACCGCCATCGAATATTGTCAACTCTCTTTTATCATGATCGAATGTAGCAATGTGATTGCCATGTAGGTAAACGGTAGACTCAAGACCATTGTCTGATGTGAATACTGTGGTGTTACCTGAAGACCAATTTCTTTGTCCTCTGATTGCTTGGTTCATTTGTGCTTCGATCTTTCTCATGTGTGTCCTTTGTTTGGTATACACTTATTATAGGGCATGAGAGACCCTCTGACTGCTTCTAGTGGACACTCTCCCAACTGTCACATACTGCTCATAATACTCTAAGCACAGCATAGCATTCTGAAACTCCACAGAGTTATTATACATGCTTCGGGAAAGTGTGGCAATACTCCGAGGCACTTTGAGACATTTAGAAGTCTTATGTGTGGGTTCGGGGATGTGCTTGACATTTTCAGAGTTTTATGGTAGGATGCACGCCAAGATGACTATAAAAACTCCCCTTAATTATAAAAACTCAAGAGAGAGATAGAGCACGCAACTATGTTTTTTTATACCTTTTTTAAATAGCATAAAAAAAGACTCTTCTCTCTCTGAGCACCTTAGAGTTCTTGTGCTACCTCTACCTGCTCTTTAAGTTTGAGCAGGTTATTATACATGATTCCCTTATCAGGATTGCTTACAGTCGCATAGGGTTTGAGCGCTTGAAGCGTTAATAGTTTTATAAGGGATAGTTGCTCATAGGTAAAAGCGGTTAGTGTATTCTCAGGCATTAAACTGTCCGAGGTTCTCAACATAAACGCTTTTCACTCTCTCCTTATGTCTCAGTTCTAAAAGTTCCTTCCAATTCCATTCACTAGGGCGTACACAGTTCTTATCGTCTACGGTAAAATCAAGTGTAACACGGTAGCGGGTAAACGTGTTCTTTTTTGTTTTGAGTGACATGAGCGTTGAAAGCAATGGGATAAAACTAACACTTTATTTTATACCTTAGAGTGCTTATTGTCAATAGGATACCCATAATAAATCAGCACCTCCTGATATAATGCCTCACTATCTCTGTAAGATAGCATTGCATATTTATTGGTTCGGGTCGCTGTTTCTTCCCTCATGTTTGCAGTCATAATGAATTAAAGTCTGTTGTAAGTTTAAAATTTTGGGCGCGGCGTCAGACTCACAAATAATGTAAGTTCTCTCTCTAGTCTTAATATCGGAGGCAAGTCTAATCATTTTGAGTATAATGTCCCCACGTTAGATTGTATAAAGTCCTTGGTATCTTGTACCGTGGGAAATGTTCTTAATCGGGATAGGATTAAAACCTGTTCCCCTTCTTCTAACTGTTGGGGCATATACTTGTAAAGGATAAATCCCTCGCCGTCAATGTTAGTGCAGATTTGACCAAAAAGCATTTCATTAAAGAAAATCCACTCCTTATGCCATACCTTTTCATTCGGGTCTAGGCGATAGGTGACATCGAACTCAGGGCGGTTCGGTGCTACTTGGGGGTTGTAGATTACCATGAGTGAGAATTAATAAAGAGAGTCGATTTTAGACTGGATAGAGGCAACACGGTCAGCAACTGGAATGCCTCCGATTAACTCATCTTCCGCAGCGTCAGGGTCATCATAAGCGATATAATCCTCAAGTGCAGCAGCAATGGTATCCAATTCTGCATCGGTGAAAAATTCTCTGATTGTTTCGATTGATGATAGTGACATGACTTTTTTAATTGATGTTTTTAGTATAAGGGACTATTAGGGAAATTGGGGAAAGTGTGTGCCACTTTATGGGCAGTCACCATACTCACCCATAAGGCACTTGCCGTACATAACCTTAGCATATCCGTACTCTTGAGAGAGATCATAGCAAGAATCCCAACACTCATCAAGAGTAGCAAAGGTTTGATTTTCGAATGGTGCAGCGGGCACCTCAACTGTGTAATTAACTTTCATACTATTAGTATGACACATAATCGGGTCATTTTCAATAGGTCTTATGCCTCTTTAATGAGTGGCACAAGACCCCTTGCCAGATTAATACTTAATCATCTTATTATCCATAAGGATAACAGTATAGAATTTCTTTAAAAGATTTCTGTACTTGATTGTCAACATGTCGTAATTTGCATCCTTAACAAAAGCAATGTAGGATACAGTTGAAAATTTTGTTTTGTCGATATGGATTGCTTTATAGTCATCGGCGCTAATGTCATCCTGTGGAACATCGTAGACAACTTTGCCTACTACAGTACCATGAATAAGGATATTTGCGAATGCTCCTCTCTGGTCGTATAAGTGATGCAAACTAACACCATTCTTCCAACTACCCTGACCATAGCAGTCAATTTGAGTGAGTAGTAATTTCTGATATGTATCTAACCTTACTGTCTTGTTAGAGTGTTTTGCTAATACTGTTGAGAATGGCATAGTGCTTTATGTGTTGTTATATTCATTATAACTTAGTGGCACCTGTATTCATTACATTATGTGCCACTAATCAAACTGTCACTTATGTGCTTGACTTGTGATAAAATCTCTCGTCTAATTCTAAATTGTCGATGACAGATTTGGTTGCTTCCATTAAGTCTTCATCGTCAATTTCGAAGTCGGCAAACTCTACCAACTCATAGATTTTATTATACAAGTAATTGAACTGTTCAAAATTGCACTTCATAAGTATGTCACCTTAGCATTAATGATTGCATCAAATAGATTATCGAATGTTTGAACATCGAAGTCATCCGCCTCATTTAATGTGTCAAGGATTTGCTCCTGTGAGCACATGATGTTATAGAGGTGCTGATACTGACTTTTAGTGAGATCAATGTTAAGTCCTTTTCTTGCCATGATGTTTGAATGATTGTTTATATGTTTATTGTAGATGCTATTATAAGCAAATAGGATAATAGTATGACGGTTTTTTGATTGTCACTCAGCATAGTTTACTCCGTCAAATACTCTTAACTCTGTGGTATAGTTGACTAACTGCTCAAACCCATCTTCTGAAATTTTGATTTCTTTGAGCAACTCAGGCGATGCACATTCATTAAGGTAAGTGACCATGTACTCAAGTTGCTCGAGTGCTTCAATGCTGAAACCGTGCTTTGCTTCGATTTCTGTAATGTCTGGAAATTGGTGCATTTAAGTTAATGAATGAAAAATGATTATCAGGTTAAAAGGTATCCCTAAGCAGTTGTGAATGTTTAGCAATTAACCTGATACTATTATTATAACTTAGTGACACATGTATTTGCTACATCATGTGACACTAATAAAACTGTCCTAATGGTTCTTGACAAGATAATCGCCAGTTTGTATTCTCTCAAATACTGCTGTTTGTTCATCAGTCAAATCGAAATCCATATCTCTGAGAATATCCCAAAGTTTAATCATTTGATATGACTCATCAAAAGAGATTGGCACATTAATCACTGGCATAAGTCCTCAAACATTTTCTGTGCTAATCCTTCAATAGCGTCTCTAGTGCCTTTGTCTAGCACAAGCAATTCATCCAACTCTTTTTGAGTTAATTTGTTACTGACTCTGAACTCTTCTTCAGCGTCAACTAGGCAAGTCTCTAGAATTGCCTCATGATGTAAAACTGACATAAGTTCTCCTTTTGTTTATATTACTATTATAGAGCAAATAACTCACTTATTTGCTTCTAGTGTGACAGTAATTAAATTGTCCTAACGAACAGCATAAACTGTATCTAAATTCTGATTTTCAACACTTGCTGAACCATAATCAGTTGCCCACTCTATACAACTTTTCTTCGCTGTTTTCAAATCATTTGTATAATGCTCATGATACCCAAGCGGATGATCTGGAACTATGATAGTATAAGCAAACTTGTTTCTAGGATGATTTGGTTCTCTTTTTAAATTCTCACGTTGAATGATCTTTAATTGCTCTAGTGACTTTTCAAGTAATTCCCTAGTTGATAGATCATCGTATCTAGGTGATGGGTTATCAAAAATTAGTTTGTCCATTAAATTTTTGTTTGTTATGTACTCATTATAGAGCAAATAACAAACAAAAATATAACTTATGTGCCACTAATGAAAGTGTCACAAACTACCTTGCCAAATACTTTGTTTCAGTCAACAATCGTTGCCATTCACTTTCTTCGCCATAATGATTAACGATTTCATCCTGAAGTTCGGCATCATTGCACTTACTGTAATAGTCATAAATTTGATCGTAGGCGATTTGGCATAGTGTATCCAAATCCATATTATCAACTACCTCATTAGCAAATTTATCACAAATTGCTTCGAATTGAGGCAGGGGCAGTTTGTAATTAGTCATCGTAGCAAGTCTCCAGTTTGGCATAGATTGAGTCAATTTCAGCAGGCAATTTGTTCTCGGGAACATCAGTCAAGGCAGCATCCAAATAGTAAAGAATAGTGCTGACTTCGCCTTCCGTGAATGTAATTACATGCTCACGGTTAAGTTCATCTTCCGTGGGTAATCCGTCACCATACTCTAATCCCTCGGATTGAGATTCATACCAAAATTTATCCCACTCTTTTGGGTTGTTGGTAACATCCTCGATTCGCATTAATCTGCCTCCAGATTGAAAGTAATTTCAAATTCAGTAGTAAAATCTTGATAGTCGGTAATGACAAGAGGGCAGATATTTAACCACTCTTGAAAATCTTTGTACCGTTGCTCTAATTCCTGTTCTCTAGTCATCGGTTCCAATCTCCTCAAGTGATTTCATAATTGTAACAGTACGATTAATTAATGACTCCCTACAATCTAACAAGTCGCCATCATTTAATTCTCTTAATGAAGTGTTTAGTTCCTCGGTCTCATTCCAAGCATCCTCGATTAAGATAGGGTTAGAACCATCCGAGAATTGTTGTAGTCTCTCGACTACTTCCTCGAAAGAAAAATCTCTGTTGATGGCATTATCACCAAAGGCAATTTCAAAAACGTCTTCAATAAATTGGTCTTTTGTCATAGTACGAATTGTAAGTTTATCAAGTTGTTTAAACGTATCTTTAAAAAGTTCTTCCATGATTAAAAAGGATTTGTCCAGTTATATGCTTGATAGTCACTTACATAACCATCTTTATTGAGCATGTCAACAAAGTTATTCCAGTCCTCACGTTTAGCAACTACATCACCTCTTAAACTTGGGTTATGTGCTACTGCCACATTCCAGTTGTAACGAAACTGTGCTAGGACTGCTGCTTTAGTTGCTTTCCACTTTGCCATTTTGAAAAAACTCCTTTGTTTGTATGTTCTTATTATAATGGATCATTGATCCAAATCAACGAATAGTGGACACTAATAGAACTGTCACAGAAGTTATTGCCTTTATACCATACACTGCTCAAGAATTGATAAGTTCAAAGGCATAGCAGTATATGGCGAAGTGTCCTCTATTCTGACTTGTTTTCCTTTTCTTTTTGAATTGATAGGGGCGAAGTAATCGCCTCTCTTATAGTCGTAGAATCCCCAGATACAACTAGTTTTGCTACCAGAATTGTAAACAAACTCACGGTCAAATACAATCCAAATTGAGCATAAATTAGACGTTTTGGTGTGAAATTCATAGTGATAACCTTTTGGTGCTGTGTGTGGGAAATTAAAACTATTATCGAACATATAGGTAACCACCTGCCCAGTCTGCCCTTTCAAAGCATAGTTTTCTGCTCTTATCGTCTAACAAGTTGTAGCGGATGCCATTTGGTTGCGGTTTAGTCCATGATGCCGCTTTATGAACATCACCAGTATTAGCATCAACAAAGCAATGAACAGATTGACTGCCGTCGTTTTTATGAATTACCTTAAGAAACTTACGCCCTTTCTTGATATAAAACTCATGATCTACGCCACTAAGGTTAATCTCTCTTATTTGTCTAATATGGTAAAGTTCATCATTTCCACTACTTGATATAATTGACCTATGATGCCATTTAATTTGATCTTCTTTAATTTTCTCATAAAGAATGTCACACAATTCTAGAGTGTGATTAAAGACTTGCTCTTTTTGAGTGGTTGTAGTTGACATAATAAAAAAGAAAATAAGATTAACAAGCGCAGCAGAGTGCGGAATTAAAAAGTTGGGGAATAGTGTGAAGTTCAGTCACCTCATAACCATAACCCTCTACTCGGGAATCAATTTCATAATCCATGTCCTTACGGTTGATGTATCGCTTGGACTGTAAATCCTTACCGAAAGTAACAGTTTTGTAGATCAATCGTTGACTGATAGTTCCATCAGCATAGGTGACAGGGTAAAAATCAACTTTGATCGTACCGCATTTTGAAACTAGTTGCATGATGAAATCCCTTTGACTCTTTTATTATAGGGTATGGCGGGTCGCCTGGCGCCTCTGGTGGACTGTTTGGGAACTGTCACACCATCGGTTGCCATTCTAAAATAACAATTTTACAAGTAAGTTACTTCGCCATTCTCAACTGCTTCCATGTATTCACACATATCACTATGTGCCTTCTCTTTATTGTCATTATTTTCTTTCCATGTCAAATCTTTATAAATTTCTAACAATTTACATAGATTCAATCCCTCTAGGTCAGTCCAGTTACCAACATACTCTAATTGACTTTCATCATATCCACCGCCTTTTAATGATGGCGCTGTGATAAACTCAAATGCAATGTCAATGAAAAAATGTCTACCGAACTCTTTACTTTCTACTGTTTGAAGTGGTAAAAACTTACCATGCTTATCGTTTAGATAGTCTTTAAAAATGTAAGTTCTCATTAAACTGCTCCATAAATTTGGTTCATTAAGTCACGGACTCTTTCTCTGTCTAGTGAATCACCATCACCCCAAGTGAATAGTGGATTACCAGTAGCACATTGATCTAGGTAGGAAAGAGTAGCAAAAGCAATCTGTTCTTTAGTCCTATTGTTCTCAGGATAGATGCCGCCTTTACCGTAGAAACTAAAGACGTACTCAATAAATTCTTGAAAGTTTTGCATAATGCTTTATTGGTTGTTATTCTTATTATAGTCCTATGTGTTCACTTATGGTGATACTGTGTGCCACTAATAAAACTGGCACAATAGTTCTTGACTAATAAGAATTTCATGTAATTCTATTTGTGTGCCATGTGTTCGGCATCCTCTTTGATGTAATCTCTGACTGAATGAGCAAGTGACTCTATCTCTTGATATATTTGTGTGGGTGTGTGATACTCGTATGGTTCATAAGCATTTTCACTTAGAAAATCGTCAAGTTGCTCATCATCCCATGTATCGAAGTCAGGGGGCAATGTCTCACATAAAATGTGACTTGATGCAAAAATGAAATCTTGCTTTTTGTATGTGATGTATTCCATGATTAAATCCTCTGTAGATTATAGTTCATAATCTCTTCATTATCATAATCTGAATTGCCTGATCTATATTTCTCAGGGTCTTTAAGAATGTAATCCCACGCTACTTCCATCAAGTCCTGATTTTCCCATTGGGTTATATCGGACTCTTCTTCATCGAAATCCATTTCTTTACAATAATCTTCCCAAATATCATCAAATGATATTTCAAAATTTTGGTAATAGTCAGTTCTTGTTGTGAACTGCATAACATACTGTTGTTTAACTTGTGGCATTAGTCCTCCTTTGGATAGTGGTTAGTAATCATGTCTTCAACTTGATTAAGTTGATCTTTTGTCATTATTTCAATCATAAAATCAATTAGGTCATAGGGTGTTCCGTTGTCGCCCTCTTCAATAATTGATGCTATTTCTGAAAAGATTGTTGTTTTTTGGTCTTTGTATTTCATTCTGAAAATTCCTCTATCATTGCATCTATTTCAGCAGCACATTCGCCACATCGCCAACCATGTACTTCATCGCCATAGTAGGCATAACGATTAACAAATCTACCTGAACCTATGCGGCAAGATTTACCACAGTCAACACATATTTCTTTGTCAAATATGTTATCGGGTGTAATTACTACTTCCATAACACCTCTGGGTTCCAGTCGGATTGCTGTTTCTTGTATAAGTCCTCAACAGAGCAACCTTTACGTCTTGCAACTTGTCTTGCAATCATTGCTTCCCATCTTAGGAAAGACTCATAACGTTGTTTGTTAGTCATAGATGTCTTTGTTGTTATATTAAGTATAACTCAAGGGCAACACAGTTAGTGTAATGATGTGACACTAAGTGTATTGTCACACTACCACATATCATCAGGTTTCTTTGCCTGATTTCTAATCATTTTATCGTACTCTTTTTCTGATCTAGTTTGAAGTCTAGAAGCAATGTTTTTCAATTCAGCAAGTTTATCTTCTATTTCAGGATATTCAAATTCATTTCCAGTCTCATTGATCTCATCACATTTCCATTCAAGATAGTAAATGACATCATGTAGTTCATGCCATGTAAAAGGCACTTTAATTGATTTGTTTTGAGTGTGGCGGTGGTCTCTCATCATTGTTGAAAATCCTCTGATAATAGTGTACCCCATTGAGTGTAGATGTATGGGAATTGCTGTGACAGTTTGAGATTCTGCATATACATTTCTTGTGTATATTCCTCGTCAGTCTCATTATAAAACTGCCATTTAAGTTCTGCTTCTTTTCTTGAGATCATTACATGTATGCGGTTAATGAATGTAGTAAATTTGTTTGATACTCAATGTGTGTTATCTTTGCTCCAGTCTTATGTTCAATCTTAGAGCGTAGATCATTACCATTCTTTGCTGTCCATATCCCAATATATTCAGAGATCATGTCATGCTCTTTGTCTAGTTCAAGTTCAGTAACTAGGTAAAATGTTTCTTTCTTCATTTTATCCTCACACCTCTATAGTCCCACTTCTTTTGAAGTTGAACTGCTTCCTGATTGCCATCATAGCATTCTTGTAGTATATCTCTAGTCTTAAGATGCAATGATTTAATCACATCTTTGCCATAGTATTCATGCTCAATAACATCATGTCCTGTGCATTGTCCGCCCCATTCTGTGACATCGCTATCAAGTCTGTTGTATAGTCCCTTAGTAATATAATTTAAGAGACCAAATTCTCGGCGAGAGAGTGTGATCGTATGAGTCATTTAATTGGTAATGAATTAGTGTGTGGAAGAGGTTCGACTTAAAGAGATTTTCCACGGTGTGTTGACCGAATTGGTTCTCACCCTTGCCTTCCACATTTATAATATACCAATAAAAAAGACCCCTGTGGGGTCTTAGTAGACGGTTATTTAATTGTCACACTCAAAATATATTTGTCCATCGAGTATGATTTACTTTAGAAAGTCTACCCTCTTTAAGCATATTATCACACACCCTACAAAATACCTCAAACTTCTGTTCTCTTGTAAGAGTATCTGCCCCATCACATTTTTTCATGATCTTGAGCATGTATGCTTTGGAAGTAATCATTTGATTAAGAGATAATTTTCCTCAGGTTTTGAACATCCCACTCAGGATAATTGAAGCGTACCCAGTTAATACAGTCAAGGGCATTTGCCTTGTCTAATACTGTGATAAACTTATACAAGTGATCTTCAGTTTTACTTTGTAGGATTAATTTGTAGTCCATCATTTGCGTAGAGGAGAATTGTAATAACGGCGAAAGGCAGTAAAAAGAATAATGGCAGTGCTAATGACACCGACCATACCGAGAACAGTAATGCCATCGCCTGCGAAAGAATAAGTGTCGATCGTCATTTTAGTTGAATGTCGTAGTCAATAGATTTAATGCACCAACCTGATGCTGCTGTGATTTCTTCAATTAAATCATCTTCACTATCTGCATCCCAGACACCAAGTGTTAGGTCACGAAGTGAAATCTCTTCATCAAATGTGAGTTCGAATCCGTTGGCATAATCGTCATCAAAATCAAACTCAACTTCGGTTACGTTGAATTTCATAGTTAATGTGGATTAAATTTGTATAGGTAGTAAATTGCAACTATGAGTACAATTAAAACTACTGAAAGAAATGTTAGCATAGAATTATTTTAGTTCAATAAGTCCCTGTGAGGCAAGGGCATGAAGGGTTCGACCATAATGACCCTGCAACCATTTCCAGGCGCCAGTGTCATAAATGTTCTGAAACAGTTGGAGAAACTCTTCCTCTGTAATGTTATCTGATTCATACTTGAGAAGCAGATCGGTGTTAGGCATCGTTACTCCTGTTTGTTTGACTCTTATAGTATCACACAGATTTGACCAATTCGGCGGGTTTAGTGGACACTTCGGGAACTGGCACAACATGATGTGGATTGTCACGTTTTGTGATATACTCCAACTCATGATAAGTTGATGTATAACAAAGCAATAGGCAATGTGTCATACAATGCTTATCATTTTTCGAATACTCACAATTAGGTTTAGGTTTAACTCCTATCTCAATAGTAATATAATCATCGCATTTAAAATACACCCATCCTTTATGAACCAGTCCCATTTCAGTTGTCCAAATGACATAATCATTGACCTTGGGTTCATAAGGCATTTACTTACTCCAGTTTTTAACGGCGTTGAAATTATTATAGGAGAAAATCTCCCTTTTTACCAATTTATATGTTCCAAATGTGTTGGTCATAACATACCCCTCATGTTCACAGGGTTTATCGCCAATGTAACAGTCAACATCTTCATAATCTGTAACTCCATCCATGAGCAACTCTTTGATTTCGATGATAAGTTTATAGAGGTGAAAGAGATTAACGTCTAATCCTGTTTCTTGTGCCAACTGGGATGGCACTAGGTCTTTACCCGAACGAATATATGAATTAATCACTTGTTTAACATAAGCACCGATCTTTTCATCAGTAAATGAAGTGAATCGAATCAATACTCTTGCCATACCAATAAGCAAACCGATCTTATTCTTTCTAGTCTTGATCTTTGCCTTAGTATCAAGGAATCGAACAGTATCCGATTGCATAACATTGTCATCCTCATCGAATGACATAAACTTGGCATTCATAGTTTTCATGCTGTTACCAAAATACTCAGTATGTGCAGCAAATACTATATCTTGAGTAGGAGCAAACAAAAACTTATATGTTATGGTGTTTGGTGTGTACTCATCATAACCACCATAACCAATAAAATCACCCTGAAAAACACCGTCTTTATGCGGTAGTTTATCAAGACACATGTGAAGTATGGAAGCAACAGCAGGTGTAGCACCGTGATTGTCTTCTATATCTCTGTGAGTATAATTGATCTTTACCTTAACTTTATTGAATACACTCTTAGTCCCAACAAAAAACCTACCACATTCAGGGTTAATACCCCATACAATAGCAGGTGCTCCATCATATTTTACTGTTAGACTACTATTTTTATCAGCAAACCACTTAAGAACGTTGATAGCACCAGTTCTACCCTGATTTAGTATAGAATCCTCGGGGTGCTCAAGATGGGTGTTTTTCATAGTTATATAATAAACTATGAAAACCCACAAATCAAGC